AAGGGCGCGAAGGATCCGAACCTCGTGTTCTTTGCCGATTCATATTGTTCATGGCAGAAAGGTTCAATTGAGAATGCAAATAAACTTATACGGCAGTACATTCCAAAAGGCACTGACTTTTCAACCCTGACGGATGCCTTTGTACGCAAGATTCAGCACAAAATCATCCGCAGGCCACGTAAAAAACTAAATTTTGAAACCCCAAAGGATGTTTTCTTCCGACAAATTAATAATTTTGCAGTTGCCGGTTGAGAGTAGGCTCAGCTGCCAAGAGAAATAAAGCCGATTTTAATCTTGAATTATCGACTCCCGACGGCTATAATTTCACTATCAATGCCGACCACGATAATTATGTCTGTGTCGGAGTTTCGGATGATGATGTGAGATCCGGATTAAAGACCAAATCCAAGGCATTCTTTAAGGAAAATGAAGCCGCTCTTAATCTTAAAAATTGTGAGAACTGGCCCTTCTACAAATTTATAGACTTTTCAAATTCAGACGGCCTATATTTGGCAGATTTCAGCGATGAGCTTACTTTTAGTCTCGTTTCTGAAATATAATCCGCAAAACGAAACGTTTCGCCATTCCAGAACGAGCCGTCTATTTTCTTAAAACGAAGCGTACCGCTGGGGGTACTCCCCCACCCCAAAATATTTTCGACCGGCTTACGCCGGTATTCACATAATGCAAGAACGGAGTCCGGACACCATCCGAACCCCGTTCTTTTCGTTTTGTCGCTTCGCTCCCGCTTTGCGCGCTTCGCGTTACGCTACCTCGACTATCGCCTTATACGCAGCCACGCTTTGCGCCATCACGATCTTGCCGCGGAAGGCCAGGCGCGAGCCGACATACGCATACGCATCCGAGGCATCGTAACTCGCATTCGCATACGAGACACCGCCATACGCGTACGCATAGCAGTACCCGCGATAGACCACACGGACGGATGCCGAGCTGAACCAGTATTTGTCAGAATAGTAAGTGCTGCTCGATCCGCTCACGGCACCAACTGGCACAACGGCCATCCATTTGCCATGAGCCACTGCCGTTATCCAAGAGTCACCATTAGTCGTACCCTTCACCATCATAATCGTACCGTCCGGCATCCAGATGCGCCACTTGCCCACATTGCCACTCGTGTTCGGTATGTCCACCCTGTCCATCATGTCATACTTGTGTCCGTAGATGTCCTCATAGCCCAGGCAGCAGATATTGTTCACCTGCGTCACCTTTGCAGCACCATACTCGTCCTTCTCCACATACCAGGCATACTGATGCACAAGATTGTCCACAAGACTGTTCGTCACATTCGGATTAATCCCCTTCGCCTCTTCGTAGCCCACAGTGTCCTGCATGCCCCTCGATGCCGTACCGCCAGTCGTGCGTGTATTCGAGTGCGAACCTGCGCCACACTGCTCCTGCATGTTCTTTCGCCCATACTTTGCATAGCTCAGATTTGCGATGCGCCAGTGCATCAGCGGGTCTATCTGCTGCATACCTCTCTGCACGCTATAGTAGTGGAAGTCCATCCATGTCATGTTTGCAGTCGTAGAACCACCCGTTATGCAGGAACGCAGTTTTGTGCCAACCACCGAGCTGCCCGCCACACCACAAAGGTGCTCGTCGTTGGGCACCCAGTCAGGCTCCATGTCTTCAATCTTCTCGCTGTTACTCAACACCACCTTGTCAAACTCAGCAGTGTTTAGTATAGAGAAGTAAAGTGCCACGGCTCCTTCCGGCACATCGCTTATCAGATACATGCCAGCCTCAAACTTGTTGCTCAGCGTAGACACGACTATGGACTGCAGCACTGCGCCAGTCTTGTCAACGAATACGCTGCCCACAAGATTCGTGCCTGGCACACTCGGGAAGCGTACACGCTTGTAGCCATCCACACTCACCATACACACAGAGTACGAGCTGTCATTACTGAAAGCGTTGTTTATCGTGTCCCTGCCGCTCATCACCTTTTTGCCATTTGTATAGCCACCCTGCGTTCTCTTGATGTCCTCAAGCGTCATCACTGTCGCCTCCGGCACTCTTGGCATGTGGGCTCTGTCTCTGAAACTGTAGCAGTCATAGTTTCTACCGTTCAGATAGTCATTCACACCCTTGCTCCAGTAGAACGGCTCCAGCATCATCCAGTCGCCCTCCGAGCCGTCAAGCTTTGCGGGGCTCCCGTCCGCATACTTGTTGCTGTCAGCATCGTCAAGCGGGTAGCATGTCATTTCGCCGTCCAGGTTATTCATCACCGTATCAACACCGGCGATGGTAACGTTCCGGGTCGTTGCTTTCTTCGTCACCTTCGCCAATACTCTGTGGCGGTTCTTCAATATCGCCGCCACATGGCCGCTCGGCTTGTAATCGTTGCCGTACTTGTAGCCCGTCTCGTTGTCCAGGTTGCTGATACACGCGTCGTCGGCAATGGTTTCCACTCTCTCCAGCATCGTGTATTCCGGCTGCTCGATGTTCAGTTCCGGGAAGTGCTGCTGCAGTGCTTCATACTCCTCGTCATCCTTGTATCTCGTCAGTCGGTATGTACCCACCAGTCGGCAGCTCTCCACATTGCCGCCATTCTCGTCCACACCGCCCGTCTGCATCAGTGAGGCCAGCAGGCTGCCGTCGCCTTCCATGTCGATGCCGGTCACACGCAGATACTTCACGTTTCTGCACCTTGCGTGCAGCGTCTGCCAGTCCACACCAGGGCAATTGTCAACCACAAGTCTGTTGATGTTGCTTGTGCCTTCCAGGGTCAGACCGCCGGTCGTCAGTTTGCCCAGATAGCGCAGTTCCAGTGTCTGCAACGTTGCCGGGAGCGTTACGCTCGTCAGCGGAGCACCCTGTGCGAAGTTCACGCCAGTCAGGGCTGTCTTGCCTGCCTTCAGTGTCTCCAGCTTCGTGTTGTTGCTCAAGTCTATGCCGGTGAAGCTGCCTGACTTCAAGCCGGTCATATTCAGAGTACGCAAGTTTCGGCAGCCGTTCACCAGCAATGCGTTCAGCGTTGTCTGTGTCTGGCTGCAGCTCACGTCAAGCGTCCGCAGGGCGGAACAGTTGTTCAAGTTCAGAGTCTGGAGTATGGCATGGCTAACGTCCGTCAGGTCAAGCCCCATGATGCGGCTCGCACCGTAGATGTATTGCGGGTCATTCACGATGAGGTCCGTGTCAAGCGTCAGTTCCACCTGACTTCCCGTATCCTCCGCAAGCACTGCGCTTTCGTGCGGAGTACCGCTCGTGTAGCCGTACCCGAAGAAATACCGCTCGCTCGCCGTGATTCTTATCTTCCGGTTGTCACTCCCGAACTTATAGCCGAAGTAGGCCGCAAAACTGTCCTTTCTGTATGTACCGCATACATACTGGCTGTCCAGCAATGCAAACCGGTTCTGGATGGTATAGGTGCGGTGCGCATATCGGCTGCCCTGGAGTGCATAGAGATAGTCATAGTAACTCGTAGTGCCGTCGGCCGTCGTCACACCCTCCGTCAGCGGTTTGATGTACTTGTAGATGCCGTCCTTGTTGTAGATGCGCTCACACCAGTTGCCCATCATCTCCTCATTGAACACCTTCAGCACATACTCCAGCGACATCGTGCTTCGCAGCTTGTCTGCCACCTCCCTCAGTTTGTCCGGGCAGCCTCTCACAAGTTCCCACAGCACGGAGTCGTGTCCTGCAAACGCATACGAGCCGATGCTCTCGTCCATCGTCTCCCACGTTATCGTGTAGTCGTATTTCAGAACCGAGTCGTTGCGCTCACCGAACACCGTGTCCATGTCGTATGGGATGAAATACCATATCTTGCCGTCCCACGTCACGAGCATCATGTTCTTCGCACGGTTGTCCACAGCCATGAAGTAGTCCGTTATCAGATACCATGCAAATGGCGAGTCATTGCCGAAGTATTCCGCATATTCGTTCAGGAATTTCGTCGGGTTGCCCTTGCACGAGTATATCCACTCCCAAAGGCGCTTCACTGCCGCCTTGTCGTCCTCATGCGCCGTCGCCCATGTGTCGTCGGCCTTGAAGCGGAACTCCAGAGCATCGTCAAACGTGGCCATGTTGCTCGTACCAAACAGACATAATGTCTCCGAGTTGTTCAGGAACTCCAGGCAGATACACTTGTTGCGCCCGCCCTTCAGTGCAGCCTCGTCATTGAAGCCCTCGATACCCTCAAAGCCGTAGATGATGCCGCTGCCGCTCTTCTCGTTGTTGAAGTTGTACTTGCCAAGATACACGTTCTCACCCGTGCCGTTATTGTCGTAGAACAGATCTATCGGGAAACCGTCCACGCCGATTCTCACATCATAGTTGCCCTTGTAGGCCATTTGTGGCGGAGTCAGCCAGCCGCATCTCTTCCAGATGTCGTTCACCACTCTCACCGCACCCGTATTGTGCGTAGATGAAGAATCTGAGAAGTCCGCCTTCAGACAGAATATGTCTATCGGTCTTGCACCTGGTTTGAACGAATATTTGAAGTCCGCGACCTCCACACCGTTCACATACAGCTTAGTACCATACTTCGTCGAGCGGCTGAAGTAGATGCGGTAGTTCTTTCTCGGGTAGGTCGTCGATGAGGTGCCTTGTATCCTCAGTCCGCACTGGTAGATGATGAAGTCATACTCCTTACCGTAAGCTGAGTAGAAGTAGATGTCCACCGGAACCTCAAACTTCTTGTTGTTCGTCTGGTTCACCAGGTTCACGTCGCCCACGATCCTCATCACGCTCTTGCCCATTGCCCTCAGCTTGTCGATGTCAACGTCTGTGCCCTCGTCGTCCATCACCTGGTTCTTCTCGAACAGCACCACCATCTCGTCGCTCGTCGGGCGGTCCACCATATAGTTGGCAAGCTCCTCATCATCACCCAACGCACGGCTGTAAACACGCATGTTACGCACCTCCACGTCCGCGCTCTCGCTCGTGATCTTGATGTTCGTGGGTTCTTCCTGGAGCAGCGAGTCCGTCGAGGCATACTGCTTCGCGCCGCATAGGATGCCGTTCACATACAGCGTCATCAGTCGGCTCGCCTTCTTCTCCTGCACCACGAAGGCTATCTTCAGTGTCATACCGCTTGCGAACTTAGTGCCTACTTCCGAACCTGCGCCCGTCCGCATCAGAGCCTCCTGCGTCGTCAGTCTGAAGCCGACATTGCCGGCCATGCAGTCCACCACCGTGCCTTTGCGGTCGGTCACATTACTGCAGGTCAGTTCCATCTCGTAGGTCGCACCTGTCGTGGTGGCGTCATTGGCAAATGGCTTGTAACCTATCTCGATGTTTGCACCGTTCGTCAGTTTCAGCACGTCGCCCGTCCAGCCGTTGCTCTGCCAGTCAAAACCTTCAAACACCGTTTGAACGTCGTTATAACGCCATTCAGCAGGCTCGCTCTCGGCATTGCTTCTGCCGGCTGCCGTCAGTTTCAGCACAAGTCCAGCAGTCGCCTCACTCAGGTCAATGCCACTCTCCGTCACCTTCACGTTCAGCTTATATTCCGTAGTGCCGCACTTCAGCACCATGGCCACATCGCCCTGCTCCAGGAAACGGTTTGTATATACTTGCGTCGTCCTCGGGACGCTCACCGTCTGCGTCCGTATGCCGTCTCTCCACACACCCACCGTCGCCGGGGTCGTTGTCGGGTCATACGCCACAAAGTCAAATCTCACCTGCTCATACTGGCCGGTTTCAATAGTCGGGGTCAGATGGTCGTCCGCAAAAATGCGTCCGTCACCGAAGGTCAGCTTCGTGCCGATATACGGGGCGTTCTGTCCGGCCTTCAGAATGTCAAAGTAGATGCTCTCACTCTTCAGCGTCAGCTCCGCGCTCGCCTCCATCTCGGCGACGATCTGCACAGTGTGCCGTCCGATGCTCACTCCCGACATCGACAAGGAGAAACTGCCGTTCGTCGTGCCGCTTCTTTTCACCGTCTGCGAGTCCCACTGGTGTCCGTCCAGATACAGCGTCACGGTTTTGTCGCCGCTTCCGCTCACCGCAAAGGGGATGCTCACCGCCTCGCTCACACCGTAGCCGCCCTTGGCGACACACTCGGCTATGTTGAAGCTGCTGCTCAGCGCAAGGGTCACAGCCTTCACGCTCACATAGCTCTGCCTCGTCTGTGTCTTGCCGGTGGTCGGGTCGGTTGTCGTAGCCCTCACATAGATGTCTGTCGTTCCGAGCAGCAGGTATTTCGTCAGATCCAGGGTATAGGTTCCCTTGCTCACATCATGCTGCGTGTCTGCATACATCACGGTCGCGCCCCTCTTCATCTCAATGCTGACTGTTGCCTTCTGGCCCGTGGATGTGCCTTTCTCGTCACCGCTGCTGTACTGGTGGTCATACGTCCATGTCAGCATCGCGCTGTCACCTTCCTTGATGATGGTCTTGCTGACGGCTGCATCCAGCACGATTTTCGTGGTCGAAGCGTCACCGCCTCCACCGCCGCTTCCTGCCGGAATGTCCGCAGACGCTATCTCCGCACCGCTCTTGTTGGTCAGTGCCAGGCGCACGCTGCTGCCGTCGTCACTCAGTTCGGCGTTCATGCCCAAGACGGTGCTCGCCTCTATCTCCATCAGCTTCGCCGCCACCGCTGCGTTCTGCACCGGGTTCGTCGAACTTGCGTTCAGGCTCTCGTCCACCTCTGTCTCGCTGATGGTGATGGCGACGTTGCCGTCCTCGCCAGGCTCCAGCTTCTTGCCGTTCAGCGTCACGCTCTTCACCGTGCCGTCGCCGCCAAAGTCCTCCCAGCTCGCCGCCTGCTCCCAGCTCTCGATGTTCGTGCCCTTGAACTGCTTGGTCTCCCATTTGCCCTGTGCCGTCTCGTAGGTGATGCAGCGTCCCTTCGCACGAGCCTTTCCTTCCACGGCTGCTATGGCGGTCTCAAGCGTATAGTATCCGCTCTCCAGCGGAACCTGCTCCGTCACGTTATAGGTGTTGCCACCGCCGCTTCCGCTTATCTCCACCAGGTTCTCTTCCTCGTCGCTCCACACATACACCACGCCGCCGCACACATACGCTTTGTCTTTCAGTACTTCCGTGCGCACATCGTTCATATACATGTCTGCGCCAGGCCAGTTATTGCAGTATATGTTACCATTCTTCCCGCAGAAGGATTTGTTCACCGTGTCATAGTACACACCGTCTATCTGGAGGTATGATATAAGTCGTATCTCCACGCCTTCCACCAGCCCGTCAAACCGCGCTGTCGCGCCGTTCCTTGCAGCCAGTGCCGTGTCCTTGTACTCCGCTTCCACGTTCTCTGCCTTTGCCACAGCAGCGTTGGTCTTCTGGGCGGCATCCGTGGCCTTGCTTGCTGCATCGTTGGCGGTTTGGGCCGCAGTCTCCGCTGTTGATGTTGCCGTATCTGCTTTCTTTGCTGATGCGTCAGCCACAGCAGCAGAAGACTTGGCGACAGCTGCTGCATCTTCCGCAGGTTTCGACAGCAGTTTCAACGGGGCGCTCACCACCGTCTCGCCTCTCATGGCAGGGAGGCTCACCACACCGTCCAGCGTGCTCACAGCTTCCAGCTCGTCCACACTCTGGCTGTCAGTCTTTATCTGGTTCACCACATCTTGGACCAGTTCCTTTTTCTCTTCTTCTGTCAGTGCCATAGTCGTATCTCTCTTTTTGTTATGATTGTTTATTGATGATTCTTGCCGTATATTTCGTAGGCCAGCCGTTCAGCGTCTCGGTGCTGTCTGGGTCATATACCAGTAGCACCTCAAGCGTATCACCCTTGCCCATATCCAGTGTCTCGTAGTGTCCGCCATCCCAATGTACCATCACTGGCAGTTCCTCGGTATTCCAAGGATATTCCTTTTTGTTGTCCTGCTGGCTGTAGCGTCCACACACCTTGTAGTTGCTCGACCCTATGTCGGCGATGATAGTTATTCTCATGCAGAATGGGGTGTTCTTTCCAATGGCCAAACCGTCCCTCACTTGCCATATCTTGGGCAGTGCCACAACGGCAGAGCTTTGCGTCGCCTTAACGATGAAGCGGTTCGCTGCCTGCAGGTCCATATAGCCGACAAACACCGTGTTCGCCTTGTCAAGGGTTATCTTTTTGTATGCATAGCCATCCATAGCTCCGTTCAGCACACCAGAACCTTTACCCGCAAAGGCGAAATTTCCGTTCATGGAGTTTTCTATGTCGAACACGATGCCATACTTCGGGGATATGCCAAAATCGAAGTTGTAATCAGTGGCAGTATCCACCAACCGGCATAGCATAGGTTGCCCGTAGTTGTTCCACGTGCCGAATATGGCTTGCCGTCCCTTGTCGTTGAACCCTATCATGTCATCATACAAGAACAGACCGTTTTCGGTATCCTTCACCTCTATTGTGCCATCTTCGTTATAAATTACATCTGCACCACCTATGTGCCCGTTTCCTATGCTGAAACCACCTATGGCTCCACCCTCAGCGTACACGTGGCCTCGGAATGTTCCATTCACAGCCTCGATGCTGCCGTCTTCCTTCACCTTGAAGTAGCCGTTGGCCGTCACCAGTCCCTCCAACTTGATATTGTCCGCTGTCAGCTTGATGACGGTTTTCTTATTGCCCTCTGCATCCGTTTCCTCTACGCCCACTCCAATCAGAGCCAGTTTGCCGTTTGCATCCTTAATATAGATTCCCGTACCTTCAGGTTGAATCATCAGCCCCGTCTCTTGCAGTGCTCGCTCGTCCTTGTCATACACGGCTGCCGATATTTTCACCAGTCGCTCCGACTGCTCAAACAGCGTTTTGTACTTGTACGTCAGCGCCTCAATCTTGTCAGTGCTCAGCACCAGCATATACAGATAGATGTCGCCGTCAAACGCCAGCTTGAAGTCGCCCGTGCCGTTCCACAGCCCGCTGCAGGTGTACTGCACATAGCCGTCCGTCACCGCAATCTGTTCGCTCACCGCTAAGCTGTCGAAGTCCGCAAAACCTGCCTTGTCCACGTTCTCAAAACCAATCTTCAGCGTGCCGGCCTTTGCGCAGCGATAAAAGAAGCTCAGATACACTGGCAAGGCTTCCTTCTTCCCGTCGCCGTTTGTCGGGAAGGTCGGCACAAAGCGTAGATTTTCATGCTTCTGTCGGATATACTTGTTGCGTATCCGCACCACCTTGCGTCCCATGTCTGTCACCACGCTCGCACCGTCACCCTTCTTCGATAGTGCTGCGCCGTTGGCCCACACCCATTTGTTGCCGACGAGGAAGAACACCGTTTCATTCTCCGAGTTCCACTTCTCCAGTCCAGATGCAAACGTCGGGTTGTTCAGATAGCCCTTCTCGCTTAGGAAATCGTTCCTCACGCTGTCGATAGCGCTCTGCACTTTGCCCTCCGTTATCTCAAACCGAGTCTTCACGTCCTCGCCTGTCTCCAGCACGAAGGTTCCCTTCATATAGGCGTTGTCTGCATACAGTCCGTTGCCCCGTGGTTGGCGGTCTGCCGGAAACTTGTCGTCCTTAATGCCGTCCAGGTTACCGAGCCTTGCACGCAAAGCGTTGTCAAAAGTCTTGCCACTCACACCGTCCATCACATCAACTCTCGGCTGACCGTCCTCGGTGGCCGATATGAGCACCATATTCTGGCGGTCGGAGTTCGCCGTGTTGCCCATCAGCACACACTCATCACCCTCCTTCGGTTCCACGCCCTCGAACTCCTCCTTCACCACCACGATGCCAGTTTCCGTAACATCGGTCACTTCCACCCAGTAGCTCCGCATATCCTTGCCCGTGAACGTCTGGCAGCGCACCAGGTCATGCTGTACAAACATATTCTCCTGCTCGAAGGTGATAAGATAGTGCTCGCCCGATTCCTCCACGGTCTTGATGCGTCCGTTGGCCGCGCTCACGCATATCTGACCGCCCACGCTCCTCACCTTCTCGATGAGCAGCTCCAACACGGCCATCGTCTGCCTCACCGTCAGTTTATCCACCGTCAGGTAGGTGCGCCCATCCTCACCTTTCCACAGTTGAAACCCTGCGCCCAGCAGTCCGTCCACAAACTGCCCAGCGCTCCTTATGCTGTCCGAGGTCACGGAGTCAAAGGTCACACCATCAGTCTTTCTCACTGGCTGATTCAGATAATCATCAAACTCATGGTAATCCCACTTGTCTGCATTGTCTGCTTCCTTGGCGTGGTCCGCCTCCAGTGCATGTTTCGACTCATCTGCGTTCACAGCATGATCTGCCTCCTTCGAGTGGTCTGCTTCTATCGCTTGGGTGCTGTCCTTGGCATGGATAGCCTCCTTCGCCAGTTCTGCGATGTCAGCCTTGGCCGCATGTGCAGCCTCCTTCACTGCCATTCCACCGTAAGCGGTGCCACTCGTACGCAATGCCGACGTACTACCTTCGTTCTTTGGTTTCTTTATTATCTTGATGTCTATCATTGCTCTATCTCCTTAAGTGTCATTTCTGCATATCCTTCCTCAAGGTTGCGACTGATGCCCTGCACGAAGAAGGTTTTATCCATCATGGAATGGCGATAGTGAGCGAACAAACTCACTATGCCACCATCTGTATCCGTCAACTTCTGCGTCATAACAACCCTTGGTGCATGCCACTCTTTGTAATAGTAGTCCACATACAACTGCTCTGGCTTAGCGCTCACACTCCTCGAATAGTCATATACCGCCAGTAGTCCCTCGCCAGTAAGTGTGTTCAATGGGGTGCTCATCTTCACGCTGTCCGTCACGTCCAACGTCTGGCACTCCGCAGCTGTAAGTGCTGAGTTTATTTTCATTTCGATGTCGTCCTTCACGTTCACAAAACTCTCCTTTGTGTCGCTCATGTAAACGAGGTCGTTGTCGCCCGTATTGTTGACCAGTCCGTTGTCGCTGTATATCTTCACCTCGAACTGCTCCACCATAATACTACTCACATGCGCCAACAGCGGTATCGTCGTACTGTTCCATTTCGTATGTCTGAACCACGTCTTGTGCCGTCTCGTCACCACGTCCCACAATGCGTTTACTGGTCCCAGGATCATAAACTTAACCCTACCGCTCACCTTATCTGCCTTTTTGATTGGTATCGCTATGCCCTCCGCATCGATGCCGAGCTCATAGCTCACGTTATTTTGCAGCCCGAACTTGGTACCAACTATCTTGTCACCGATTTTCGGGTCAAAACCTATCGTAAAACACTGCTGGTAGTATTCGTCTTCATTGGAACACTCCTCCAGCGTCTTGTACTTCCGCCACTCGAAGTCCGTAACCTGTCCTTCTGTGCCTTTTTCCACAACACACTTATCCCCTATTATCAGCATACAAGCCAGCACACCCACCTTTGATATATGGTCGCTGCCGTCTCCGATGGCACTATACTTGAACTCATACAACTGAGGGCCGGTATCTGTAAACGGAACAAAGCCGTGCGCCGTTTCCATATCCCATGCCACGGTCTCATTAGGCGTTGCTGCCTTCCACCACTGCTGCGTGTAGTATCGCCCATCACCGTTGTTTCGGCTCGGTACCGTCATGCCCAACCATTTTTTGATACCTGAAAACAGTGGGTTGTTTCCCCATATTCCACCGTCATAGTTGTATATTGCTTTGTAGGTGTCCGTCAATGCCATCACAGGGTTCAGCACCAGTTTTCCGCTCAACACGATGTAGTTCGTCGTGCCCTCGTCTGTAGGCGAAAAGACACCACCAGTCATGCTACCGTTATACACTGCCCTCGGTATGCCTGCCTTTAGCGAGTTGGTATTAGGATAGGTAGTTGCCTCCTTGTCGTCACAGTTGCCGTTCACACTCACTACCAGGTAGTTCGTCATTTCCACTTTCGATGTCGGGGAGTTGTCCTTTCCGTCCGTTTTCTTCTCCACCTTGCCAAGTGCCATGATGGCAGCACCCTGGTTCTTCGCCAACCAGTTCGGCAGTATATGTTGGTTTCGCCCCTCACTACAGTATTCCTCCATCAGGTTACCGCTCCCGCTCTTTGGGAACAGCCACTGACTGTTGTTCATCATCTGCACATACCAGTCAGTTACACAACCACCACTATAGGAGGTTTCCTGTCCGTGAGTCATTGCGTCAAAGGCATTTATTGCTTTCGAACCCTCACCATCACTGCTGTATTCCGTCATGTACTTCTGCTTGTTGCTGAAGGGACTTTTCAGAAGATCGTTGTCAAGCGGACTCTCTATCACACTCTCCATACTCTCCACCTTGGCAGTCAGCATAATTTTATTGTACACCTCCCCTACGCTTATCGTCGTATCCGTGTCTGTCACCAAACCAGTCACGATGTCCGTTGTCTGCCGGGCTGTCGTCACGCTTGCGCCAGTCAGCAAATCTCGCCAGTAGATGCGTTCGTCGCCCTTCACGCTCTCCCAGGAGAACAGATAAAACGTGAACCCATCCTGCACGATGTGGAGGTTCAGGTACTTCAGTATCTCCTCCAACACCTCATCCTGCTGCCATACGTCATCCTCCTCATCACCAAGAAAAAGCAACTCGTTCACCGTCAGCTGCCCGAATATCGCATAATGGTTACCAGCCAAATCATCCACAGCCTTACTCCCATCGTATAGGTAGCGCATGGCATTACCACCCACGATGTCAAGCTCAGCCGTCACTCCGCCCAATATCTCTTTCAGCATCGCCAAGAATGTGCGCTGTTCCGCCTCCGCCTTTACTACATTATACAGTACACCGAGCGAGCCGACATCACGATATTTAGCATACTGCAATGCCGTGAGCGCATCGATGCAGCTCAACTCTATCTCGTCGAACTCCTCGTTGTAGCCCTGCGAATAGCTCTGCGGTTCGATAAAACCTGCAAAGAGACATTTCCCCTCACGGTAGATATTCATCACAGCGTCACGGCATGAGGCACAAAAGAAGTCCGGCACGAAGTTCCGTGCCAGAAGGCGTACAGTAGCCTGCTGGCAGAGCAAATGGTCAAACGTATCGTTTACCTGACTCGTCAGTTCCACTGGATCATCAGTAAACGACAGTTCCCCGTTCTCCTCACCAATGACGGTTTCCTTTGTGCGGTCACCGCCAGTCAGTATATGCACCTCGATGCGTTCTTCCTTTTGGTTGTAAAAATGTCCGTGCAGATACATGCTTCTTATATTTTGATGTTCGTTCCCTTTCTGTTTATTCTCGTCTCGTTGGCAAGCACCGCCACAAGGTCCCTTCCTTTCACCTTCAGCTCATATATGCCACCACCGCCACCACCATTGTCGCCAATCAGCGACTTCAGTTTATTCAGTGGAGCTATCACCTCCGGGTTGCTTTTCGCTCCGGCATACTCGCCCATCAGCGCCAAGGTCGGGCCATACACAATACCACCATTGGCGAATGGTGTAACGGCAACTGAAGCAACAAGCCCCTGCATCATGGCTATAAATCCAGCTGCGATGCCAGCACCTGCAAACGGAATGTAGGCGTGTGCAGCCATAAACTCTGAAGCTGCAAGTTCGCGGTACGCCATTGCCTCTGCCTTTACTGCCGCCATCGTAGCAACCGATGCCGCCACCTCTTCAGGGGCTGCCGCTACTTTTGCCGTAGCAGCTGTGGTAGCAGCCACTCCACTTGCAGCGGTCACAGTGTTGGAAACACCAGTCACGGCGGTCAAGGTCTGAATAATTGAGATGATGCCGTTGATGCCCTCATATATCTGTATGGCAGCATCGACAACACCTGTTATTGTGGACCATGCATCACGGTTGCCTTGCAGCGCATCGGTGAGCGAGGTGATACCATTGCCCACACCCTTGACCGTGCTCCACGACTTACCTAACGTGACATCGCTTTTGCGAATACGCTTCTCGTAATCCTCATAACTGCCGATGAGCTTCTGTATGGAGGCTCGCTGCGACTCGTCCATAGGACTTTTCGTGTCAGCCAACATATCCTGGAGTTCCTTGATGCGTTTCTTCACACCATCAAGCCCAATGGTTTTCAGTTCGAGGGTCAGCGTCTTGCCCTCCATACTGTCGAGCTTCGCCACCTCTTCCTCCATCTCGGGGATACGTGTGAGTTGCTTCATGGCATCACGCTTCTTCTCCAGTTCCAACACCGTGCGCTGTATGTCGTCTATCTCCGATGCGCTGGCGTTCTTCTGCTTGGTCTGATAGTAACTGATGGCATCATCCAATGAGCGTATTGTGTTCAGTCGGGAGATGTCCTCCGGCTTCTTCAGTTCATCAAGGGTATCGTCCCATTTCTTCTTCAGGTCGTTAAGGGCATTTATCTGCTTCTGTATCTCGATGCGCTCTGTCTCTGTAGCGGTTTTCAACAAGTCTGTATAATACTGCAGCTCTTTTTCAAGCTGGCGGTATGTCTGTATCTTGTCCAAACCGACATCAACATGCGAACTGCGTTCAAACGCTGTTTTAAGGTCATTCAAACGCTGTATTTCAGCATCGATTACTGCAAGTTCCTCTGCAGAGGCATTCTCCCTTAATCCCTGTTGATAGGTGATTTCTGCATCGATGTCCTTCAGGGTGTTCAGTTCGGTGGGACGGCTTGCTGCCTCCTGCAACTGCGTTATCGCATCCTGCTGCTTTTGCAAGGCTGCGATTTTCTTTGCATAAAGCGCAATGGTCTTGGTATCCGTCCCGTTGGCAGTTTCCAGTTTGTTCTGGTAGTACTGGATGTTGTTGCCAAGTTCCTTGTAACTCGTGGCATTGGCGATAAGAGTCTTACCGCTGTACTTGTCCTGCGAACCCGACTTACCACCGCCACTTCCGTCTCCGCTGTCTGTTGAGGGGGCGTTTTGTTTCTTGTTGTTCTTCAAGGCGGCCTGGGCGTTCGCAGTCTTTGCCTTGGTGTTCGCTTGCGTGGCCTTGGTGTTCTTCTCCAGGTCTGCCGTCTGCCTTGCGGTGGTCTCGTCCTTTATGCCGAAGAATTTCTTCACCCATTCCCATGCCTTCTTTATCACGGCACTCGCTTTTTCGAATGCCTTGACAAGAAAGTCCCATACGGCTGATGCAATTTTCTTCACCGCTGCCCATACAGCATCACAGATATTGCGAAAGGTCTCACAGTTATTGTACGCCGCTATCAATGCACCTACAAGTGCCGCTATAGCCATCATGACAATACCGATGGGGTTGGCACTGAGCACAAAATTCAGGGCAATCTGTGCCACCTTCCAAATGTTGGATGCGACAGCCACCACCTTTGCTGCAGCTGCTTGCGCAAGCGTGGCCACCTTCACAGCTTTCAGTCCTGCCACCACAGTTTTGATGCCGCCGCTGAGCTGCACCATACTCATGAGGGCGATGCCGCTATTAGCTATCCATTCCACATAAGGTGCAGAAGTACTGGCTATTGAGCCAGCCCAATCCATCATAGCGTGCATCTGGTTAGCGAGCGTCTGACGTAGGCTCTCTCCCGTAGATGCCATATTGTCGAAGGCTGCGTCTATCTCTCCTGCGGAGTTTGCCATCGCTCCAATGTTCTGCGAAAACTTTTCTTTTTGTTCGCCAGTCAGCGAACCGAGCAATCGCATGGCTTCAGCACTGCCGAACAACTGTCCGTAAATGGTTTGACTCAACTGTCCGGTCTTTGCCGAATATTCCTGTATGCTTGCGTCCAGACCAAGCAGGAAGTTCTCCAAACCACCGGCAGCTTGAATACTGGCCGCATTAAAACCTATACCCATCTCGTTGGCTGCCTTCGTAGCTTCCGCAGATGGTTTGATGAGTGAGTTGAGCACAGCAGCCAACTGGGTAGATACTTCCGCCGTGTCACCCGTCACGCCCGTTGTAGTGGCGAACACAGCCATCAACTCGTCCATGGAGACACCAAGCTGAGATGCACTACCACTCACACGGGGCAGTGCCTGCGCCAACTGCTCAAAGCTGGTCACACCATTCTTGGCTGTCATCTGTATCTTGTCTTGGATGTTCCCTGCCTGATCCCATTCCAGACCATAGTTCTTGATGAGCGTGGAAGTAACGGTCACCGTCTCTCCCAAGTCCGCAATACCACCAACCGCGCTACGGCTCGACTTGTTGAGGAACTCTATCCAGTTATCCTCGGGCACACCATTGGATATAACCTGATATAAACCGTTGGCAAGTTCCTCACGTGCGAGCGGTATGGTTTTACTCAGTTCCGTTATCTGACCGGTCAGTGCTTCAAACTCGTCCCCACTCTTTCCTGCCATAGTGTTGGCACTTCGCATGGCGGTCTCGAAACTGTCAAAAGGCCCGGCAAGTCCATCCACCATGTCGCTGAGGTCGCGGATCGAGCGGACGGCTGTATCGAACACAAGGCTCTTGTCTGCCATCTCGCGCAGTCTGTTGCCAGTGGCCACAGCGGTATTCCCTACCTCAGAGAGTATGTCGTCAAGACCGTCGGCTTCCACTGTCAGACGTTTCAGAACACCGCCGTCCTCGCTCTTGATGTTTATTCTAAATTCTACTGCTTTTGCCATTGTCTTTTCTTATTTCAGTCCGTAACGTTTCTTGGCTGCCTCAAAGCGTGCGTTGAACTCGTCCTTGCTCACTTCCTCACGCTTTTCTTCCTGCTTTTCATCCCAAGGGAACGGCAGAACGTCATGCGCTTGGAGATTGCTTTTTGCATAGGGCTGGATGGCAAAAAGCGCCAGCACTCTTGTGCGTTCCCACTCGTTGCGCTCCGCATCGCGTTTGGCTTCCGCCCATCGCTCCCATGCCTTGTAAAACTCAAAAGGGGTACATCGTTCAAAGTCTTCTCTGCTCATCCCGATGCACCCCAATGCCATACCCAACAGTTCCTCGACGCTTACTTCTTTTCCGCCTGGTTGGTCGTTTTTTTTTCTTCACCGCCCATATCCTCGTAGAAGGAGTTCGCTGCGTCGGGCTCCATAAGGTCAGCAAAGCTCTGGAAGTCGTAGTCAAACTCCACCTTGTCAGCATTGCACGCACTTTTCACGCAGCAATAAACAAACAGTACCAGCTCGGAGATATTGGTTTTCTCCAGCTTGCTCACGTCCTTACCGCTCTCGTTCTTGAAGCGCACCATTGCGCCCATGGTCACACGGCAAGGGAACTCCTTGTCGCCAACCTTGATTTTTGTCTTTTTCATACGCTATGTTGTTGTTCAGTCTGCTGAGTGGTGTCTGTGATACCCGTACCCACTTTATCCACCTTGCCGCAGTTCTGAAGCGTGATTGAATACTTGGCATCGTCACCAGCCTGTGCGTCAAGGTCAAGAGAGGTGATCAGATACTTGCCTTTATATCCGCCAGTGGCTTTACCTGTGCGTTTGTCTCCTTCACGCAGATTGTACGCTGCATCCACTGGCTCACCCTTAAGCATTGCGTCCTTCATCTGGTCATACGAAGGCACCTCATCCGTGCCGTCAGTAAGTACAACACCATCGGCGGTAATCTGTTCGGAGAAACTCTTGATGTAAGACTCCTTCCACTTGCCACCAGAAGCCTCTTTAGTCACACGTTCACCGGTCTCCGCTGATGTGGACACCTTACAACCGGTGGAAAAGCCGAGGGCATTGGCACCTATGGAAAGGATAAGGTCAGTTCCGTCTAAAACACTTTTTGCCATATCTTTCTTGTTATGATTGTTAATTATCGTGCAAACGAGTGCAATCAAGCTCGCTTGAATTGCCGAATGCAGCCGATAATCAACTTGGTTAATACTGTGCCGGTCGCCACTCCGACAATAAAGGCGATGAGAAGCATCTTCCACGGATTTGAACTGCGTTCCTTATCCGTTCTGGCTTCATTCTTCTGCTGCTCCAATGCTTTCTTGTAGCTCGCCATCTGGCGCTCATAGTACTCGCACTGGCGTTGCAGACTGTCGCAAGTGGCATACACCACGATGATGCCACCTTTGTTCTGCACGGTTGCGCTGGCTCGTCCGTTCTTGGCTCGGTACTCTGCCTTTTCGGGCAGGTTAGTCAGTTCCGCCAGAGGTATTTCCAGCTTGGCTTCCTCCTGTGGTACTGTCTCCGTCCATGTCTGACGCACCTCGCTCTGGAGGGTGTCCGCGGATACTTGTTTCACGCTTTCCTCCGTGGCCACGCTCGCTTTTCGGCTTGTCGCGCAGCCCGACAAGAACAGGGCAATCATCATGATGCTTGCAACTGTTCGCAGTGTCGATAGCCTTCCTGAGACGCGCCATCTCGCGTTTCGAGGCTTCGAGGTATCTTCTTGTCTCATTGAGTTCTTCCTTCAATGGTTTCACGATGTTCTCTACCAAGATACGGGTGGCATGCTCGGCGTTGTCCATACGCACCGTCTCGGCATCGGCTTCCGCCTTCATCGATTCCGCTTTCGCTTTCCTTATGGTAGCCCGCAGCGTGCATATTGCAACAATGGTAGCCACCAGACCTCCGCCAAGGAGGATGTTCAGGACTTCGCTGATATTCATGCCATCCATATTTTTACTGTTGGTATATTCCTATTGACTTGAGCCACTTGGCTACATCGAAGGCTGGGCAGGCTTTATTTACGCCTGGAAGGTCGCAATGACCTACAATCTTGATCTGCGGAAAACACTGATGGAAGTTCCGCACATAGTCGGTCATCGCCTTCATCTGCGCAGGGGTGCGCGTGTCCTTGGGATGCTTCATATCCTTGGTGCAGCCACCGGCATACACCACATGACGGCTCACACTGTTGTAACCCTTGGCACCGTTGGTCACTTCCCACGGATCAACCTCCGCATCTTCGTTGTTATCGACAAGGCGTTCCACCTTGCCATCCAAGTGTATCAGGTCGGTATAGCCTACCTGCTTCCAGCCACGCCCACCCTTGCTTACTGGGTCAGTGTGCCAGTGGCGTATCTCATTCGAGGTTACCTCACGGCCTTCAGGGGTGGCTGTGCAGTGTAGGACTAAATACTTCATTCTCGCCATTACGCTTCAGCTTTATATCCGCTGGTCATTACAACACCTGCATCTGCCTTCTTGAACATGCAGATGAAGTAGTGGCGGAAGTTCACCTTGTTGCGCTGGTACTCAGGGTCGTTCTCAGCAGGGCTCCAATACATCTTGGTGGAGCCAGTAGCCTTGAACACACGCTGTGTATAGAATGCAAATGAGCAGTGGAAATCACCTGCGGTATCTCCCTTGTCACCGACTGCCTTCTTCACTCCATTGGATGTGTAATAAGGGGTATTGGCAAATTCATAAATGTCAAAGCCGTAGAGCTTACCCACCTTGCCGGTGTTGCGGTCGATGTTGTACTGCTCCTTAAAACGCTGATCGGTCTCCAAGAGGTCGTTCACATGGTCGGTACACAATACGAGGCGACGGTTGGTGGTCGGAACGCCCAACTTGTCGAGGGCTGCCTTCATCGCAAGCAGGTCCTTGACGGTCATTTTGAGACGACCAGTAGCAGCATCACGTTCGCCGGTGGTGGTCAGCACTGGGGTCTTGGCTGTATTCTTCTGGGCGCAGAGCGCATGTGCTGCCTTGGTGAACTTGGCATCGTTGATGGCGTTTGAATGACTCTCCTTCACTCGGGCAATCTTGTCGTAGCTGATGGCGTACAACTCATCATCGGTGATAGGGGTCACCTTGGTCTGGAACTTGTCAAGCTTAATGGCGATGTCCTTGTCATCAAGTGCCTGCAAGGGGATTGGGTAGGTGGTGTTGTTGACAAGCACGTCAGGGTCAACGCCAACCTCCACCAAGTGAATCACATCATTGTCAACGATGCTTGAACTGTCGGGGATTCCATCAAGCCAAGTTCCTGCGAGAAACTCACGCAAGGACTTAACCAACTCTCCAGTCCAAATCTCCTTAAGCACGCCCTCGCGTGCCACGCCCACTGGCATTGCACCGCTCACGGCTAATGCGATGGCATTGGCACCTACTGCACCTGCCACGGGCGATACGCCCAAAGTCATACCGAACACGGCTCCTGTAAACGCATTGAACAGCAAAGCCGTAATCATGGTCAAAATTGTTTTCATTCTTTTTGTATTATTGGTTTGTACTAAAGTTCACACTCCATACCGTACTCCTCCTTGTAGAGTCGCTTATACTCCTCGGGCTGCTCTTTGCGGAGTGTAAGGAGTTCAGCAGACGGCACATCGCTCAGTTTCTTGTATGTGGCAGGCTGCTGGGTTGAAGCTCCACCCTGGTGGCCGATAACGGCACTGAGCTTCATCTGTGGCGACATGGCAGAGATGATGCGCTCCAACTTCTCCTGGCCAATTTCCTTGCCGAGGTTGATGAACTCGTCTTTCTTGTCTGTGGCGATACGCTTCTCGCCGACTGCTTTCTCCACGACGGCAGTGATACTGGCAAGCGTAAGGGTCTCCTTCTCCTTCTGGAGTCTCTCGTTCTCTTGCTTAGCGGCATTCAGCTCGCTGAGCTTGGCGGTGATCTCCGCATCAGTCGCCGTTTCCGGCAAGCCCAACTGCAGGGCATACTGTTTCTGTTCCATTTGTTTTTGATTATTATTGTTCAACATTGGCAAGGGACACTCGCTGTCCTTGCCGAGAGTAATCTTTTTGCCGTCCTTCTGCAGCACGATGGCATCATCATTGGCTCCAATGTCCACCAAGCTAACTTCAAACAGTTTGCTCTTGGTGACGGTAGGACTGGTCTGACCCTGCACAAGCAGTTCGGGGTCCTCACTTGTCTCCAGAATGTCAAGCCCTGCGCTCACCATCTTCAGACTGCCGAACTCATACTGCTTCTTACAGCGTGTGGATAGTTCGGATGCTTCGTCAAACATCAATTCGCCGGTCACTTCACCATCCTCCACCTTCAGGTCTTTCACATAGCCTATCACATTACCACGCTCGTGCATATACAGCAGGACGGGGTTGCGCTGATACTGCTCCACGTTCATGCCAGCTGTCAGCACTCTTGTGCCGTAGCTGTTCAGGCTGTCGTTGGTTATTCTTACGCGTTTTCCTTTACTCATATCATTGTCGTTTTCTGGGCTGCATTGCCCGATTCGCAGTGCAATATTACGAGGTAATTGTCTGTCCGCCAAAAAAGTGTGCAATGGTTGCACACTTCTATGAAACCATTGCACACTTTTTTGGAGAGTCACCGAAATCGTGGCACTTTTGCAGAAGGAATCGGGGCGTGGTATGCCCTGATGTGAACAAAAACCTTATCAACATGACAAAGGCAGATATTGAAAAAAAGAAATCGCTGGCACGCACGCTCTATCTTTCGGGCATGGAGCAGCAGGAGATTGCGGAGAAGGTGGACGTGTCGCGCGTCACCATATCCAAATGGTGCTCAGCCGAGGGGTGGAAAGAGGCTCGTGCCGCCAAGAACATCACACGCCCTGAACTGGTGAACAAACTGTTGCTCACCATCGACACACTCATTACACAAGTGAATGGTTCTGACGACCCTGCACTCATTGCAGGACTTGGCGACAAGCTGGCTAAACTCTCGTCGGTCATTGAGAAGCTCGACAAGAAGGCTAATGTGGTGGATGCCATCGAGGTGTTCATGGCGTTCTCCAAGTGGCTGGAGTACCGCTCGCAGACAGACCCAGAGGTGACTCCAGAACTGATGCGTGTAATCAACAAGTACCAGGACATGTACATCACAGAACAGATGGGCATAAAATAGTGGAGGCAGCCTATGGCAACAGCAGCGGAAAAGAAAAAGGCATACGAGGAGTGGAAAGAGCGATGCCGGCAAGTGCAAGCCATTACGGACACGTCACTCCTGAAAAGCGAAACGCCAGTAGAAAGGGACATGCGTATCAAACGCTTGCTCAACAACTACGCAGCGTTCTGCGAGTATTACTTTCCACACTTCCTGCAATTGCGTGACAAGACGACCGGTGAGGTCATACGCACCATTCACAATGCTCCGTTCCACAACGAAGCTGCACGCAAGGTCCGAAACACGCCCGACTTGAAGGCTGTATTCATGTGGCCGCGTGGTCACGCCAAATCGACCCACCTTGATGTATTCACGCCGCTCTGGTTGATGTTCCAACCGAAGCGGCTTATCAACTTTATGGTGGTTGTGGGAAAGTCAGAGGACAATGCCGACCGACTGCTTGGAGATATTCAAGCGGAACTGGAATACAACCAACGTCTCATCGCTGACTTCGGACAACAGAAGAACGATGGCGGATGGCAGGAGGGCGAGTTCAAGACAAAGAGCGGTGTGAAGTTCCTTGCCTGCGGTCGTGGACAGTCGCCTCGTGGTCTGCGTGACCGTGAATCCCGTCCTGACTACATCGTCATCGATGACCTTGACGACGATCAGCTTTGCAAGAACGACAAACTCGTACACGACCTCACCGACTGGGTGAAGGAGGCTCTCTTTGGTGCGCTTGATGTGGGCCGTGGACGCTTCATTATGGTGGGCAACCTCATCAGCAAGAACTCTGTGCTCTACAATCTCTCACGTACAAAGGGAGTGTTCCTTTCTAAAATCGTAGCGGTCGATCGTAACGGAGAACCGGTATGGAAAGAGAAATGGACCAAAGAGGAGGCGCAGGCTTACCGCGACTTCGTGGGCTATCGTGCCTGGGAGAAGGAGATGATGCACAACCCTATCGTGGATGGTACTATCTTCCGTGCGGATTGGATTCGATACAAGCGTTTGCCAAAGCTCGAAAAGTACGACATGATTGTGTGCTATACCGACCCGTCGTTCAAATCGACAACCTCCAACGACTACAAGGCGAGCCGCGTTTGGGGAAAGATTGGCTCGGAACTGCATCTCATTGACAGTTTCGTGCGCCAGGCGACAGTCAGCGAGATGGTTCGATGGCTATACGACCTCTACGAGCGTACACGCGACACGGTGGCTATTCAGTTCTTCATGGAAGCGAACTTCATGCAGGATGTGATTTTGGACGAGTTTGCCGTGGAAGGTGAGCTGCGTGGCTACCAGCTGCCCATCATGCCCGACAAGCGAAAGAAGCCAGACAAAATCCAGCGTATCGAGGCGGTCAGTCCTCTTTGGGAACGTGGCTTTGTCTGGTACAACGAGCGCAAGAAGGAAGACCCCGATATGCAGGTGGGCATAGAACAGACGTTGGCGTTGGAGCGTGGCAGCCGTGTGCATGACGATGCGCCTGACGCTGATGAAGGCGCTATATGGATACTCCAGCGCAATACAAGACAGGAAAGTTTCAAACCGGTGTTCGGCAAAAGACCGACCGCCAAAAACATTTGGTAACAATGATACAAGTAATAAAGGACATTATCTGGGGATGGCAGTGCAAGCGTGCCATCAAGAAAGCCAACAAGCTCTCAAAGCTGCTTGGCATGAAGTATTATGTGATTTACATGAACGGCTCGCTGAAGGTCGTACCGAAACGCACCATCCGCGAACTGGTTGCTAAGCACCGCTTCCGTAAGGGTGTAAAGGTTGCCGACATCGAGCGTCGTGCCATTTATGTGACGCATTAGGAAGGAGGCTTACTATGTTTATCACGGAAGAGGACTACAGAGTGGTCATAGGCGAAAATGCGCTGAAGGTCGTGTCGCAGGCATCGCAGGAGATACGCGACAATGCGGAACTGGAGGCTTGCGAGGAGATTGCCGGCTACCTCAGACCAAAATACGACACGGAAGCGGTGTTCTCGGCTGAAGGCGAAAACCGCAACCGTTTGGTAGTAATGTATGCCGCCGACATTGCGCTCTATCACATGATTGCCGCTATGCCCCAAAAGATGGGCAGCGAAATACGCAAGGAGCGCTACGAGCGTGCCATAAAGTGGCTGGAAGGCGTGCAAGCCGGAAAGATCATCCCCGACCTGCCGCTCAACACCGACGAGGACGGCACACCGACTGGCGACTTGCTCATATTCGGTTCACAGAAACAATTACGACATAACTGGTAACGCTATGGATATAAAGAACTTTTTCAGCGGTATGTTCGGAGGTGGCAGTCAAAATATACTGCACACGCCAAACGGGGACTTCAACCTTGCGAAGTCGTCTGACCGCAAGCGCATAAAAAAGATGGTCATCGAACTGAAACGCACCACCGATGCGCTTACACGCAGGGACATTGCCGACTGGCGCAACGCCTGGCAGATGGCTATAAATGTGGACAGCCCGAACCGCCAACGTCTCTACGACATATACCGCGATGTGGATATTGACCTTCACCTATCGGGCTGTGTTCGCCAGCGTGTAGGATTCGTCATGGCGAAGTCCTTCAAACTGGTCGATGCAAAAGGTAATGAGAACGAGGAGGCACACCACTATTTCGACCAGGCTTGGTTCAAGCAAATGCTCGAATACGCGCTTGCCGCCAATCTTTGGGGACACTCGCTCATCGAACTTGGCGACCTCACCACCGATGGCGATGGATGTCCTTGCTATACGGATGTGAAGCTCATTCCACGGAAGCATGTCATTCCGGAATACGGCCGTGTGATTCAACAGCTCGGGCAGGACTGGACTACGGGCATAGACTACCACTCAGCCCCATTCTCAGACTGGCTCATAGAAGCTGGACGGCCTGACGATCTCGGACTGTATCTGAAGGCTGCCACGCAGACCATTCCTAAGAAAAACATGTTGGCATTCTGGGATTCCTTCGGCGAGATTTTCGGTATGCCGATGCGTATTGCACGCACCACCTCACGCGACCCCAAGGAAATGGGACGACTTGAACAGATGCTCAAGGGTGCCGGAGCAAGCCAGTACATGGTGGCAGGGCAGGACACGGAGATTGAATTTGTAGAGAGTGGAAAGGGCGATGCCTTCAACGTCTATGACAAACGCATCGATCGAGCCAACTCGGAACTGTCAAAGCTCATCATCGGGCAGACGATGACCATCGAGGACGGCAGCAGCCTCTCACAATCAGAAACACACCTTGAGGTGTTCGAGAACCTGGTGGAAAGCGACTGCACCATGCTGCGCGACATCGTGAACAACCAGCTTATCCCACGCATGATAAAGCACGGCTTCCCGATAAAGGGACTGCGCTTCAAATGGGATGATGCCGTCGATTACACACCGGAGCAGCAGGTGGCATACGAAACCATGGTTGCCGACCGCTACGAAGTGGACCCATCCTACTTTGCAGAGAAATACAGTATGCCTGTAGGCGAACGACGCAATGCTCAGCCCATGCTACCCGGTGGCAGTGACGATGATGGCGACGAGGGCAACAATGAGCCGGACGACAAGAACAAGAAGAAACGGCAGCAGAACATTCACGGCGGTTTTTTCGACTGAGCCCCAGTGATTACCTGGGGCTGCACCGACGCTACGCCCAGCTGTTAGGCGATGGGCCGCAGACTTTGTCGCTGTCAAAGGAGCGTGAGGAGGAGATACGCAAGCAGCTCTCCGAACTGTTCGACGGCATGATGCGCACGCTCTACTCGTTGGAGGGATCGCAGTTCCGCATTGAGGTGCTGGCCGAGCCGAAAATCCAGAAGTTCATCGATGCCCATGCCGGTGTGCTGGACTCCACTTTCAAAAAGGTGGAGATGTCCGATGCCATGCGCAAGCGGCTCCAGCGGTCTGACTACATCTTCTCCGGCATGAAAACATTCCACGAGTTGAACGAGGCGTTCCCGTCCTTGCTGGATTCTAACGGCAATAGAAAGACGTTCGAAGCCTTTTTGAATGATGTTCGGAAGATAGACAACACCTACAACTCCAACTACCTCCGTGCGGAGTACAACTTCGTACAGTCGTCTGCGGAGATGGCTGCCAAGTGGGAACGGTTCTCTGAGGACGGCGACCGCTACAACCTCCAGTACCGCACGGCTGGCGATGGCAAGGTGCGCCCGGAACACGCTGCGCTTAATGGCGTGACGCTTCCACCGTCAGACCCGTTCTGGGAGGAATATTATCCACCAAACGGATGGAACTGCCGTTGCACCGTAGTGCAGGTGCGCAAGTCCAAATATCCTGCCACGCCCCACGATGAGGCAATGGCGCTTGGCGAAGAAGCTCTTCAACGCGACACAAAGGGCATCTTCCATTTCAATCCAGGAAAGGAAGACAAGACCATACCAGACTACAACCCCTACACTATTCGTCGGTGTCGTGACTGCGATGTCGCAAATGGCAAAATCAAGCTGGCGAGATTTGTTCCAGAGAATGAGTTGTGCGAAGCGTGCAAGCTACTTCGGTGCATCAAAGATGTTCAAAATGAACACATAGAAAAGAATCGTTCCTTATATGGCAAACTCATCAAAGATGATAAATATAAAGATGTTGCCTTTGATGAAAAGAACGGGGGCTTAAAAGCCACCCATATTGGGCACAACTTAGACAAAGACAAAGGCTGGTATGAAACCACAATACAAGATGTTGGATATAAACATGGGCACTCTGTTATCTTAGAGGAAGAGCCTCAGAATGTGTATAAAGGAAAGAGTTGCGAGGGACTTTGGGATAATCTTAAATTCGAGGTCGCCGGTGCAGAAAGTGGCACATCTAATAATATTAGAAATGCTCTCAAACATTGTGCATCTAAACCAGAATCAAAAATCGCAGTTTTATTCTTCCCTAACGGTAATTTCTCAGCGGAGAACTTCCAAGCTGGTCTTGCAAAATTCAATGGTCTCCAGGGAACATCCCAGTATAAGAAGTTTGATTTGATTTACTGCATACAAGGAGAAGAGATAGTACAAATAAAAAAGCCAAGTTAGAAAACTTGGCTGGAACGAGAGCGGGTCTCTAAAGGTTACCCCATCCCTCGCATTGCAAAGGTAATAACAAATTTTCAAAACACAACAAGTTATGAACAAAATTTTCTCATTTCTAAAGAAAAGCAACCGCTATAAGCATCTTATCGGCGGTTTATTGGTTGGTCTGTGCGCCTTGTCACCATGGACGGCTATCTATTCAGCCATCATCGCAGCCTCATGCCTCGAACTCAAAGACAAACTTCACGGCTGTCCTTGGGACTGGATTGACTGGGCTTGCACAGTGCTCGGGGGCTTCATTGCAATGTTATTTTGGCTCATTGTGTAATATTCATTCATCTTTTGCACAGAGAATGAGTAACTTTGCAAACTGGTAGAGTTTCCCATAGGCCGTGTGGTCTATCGCGGGTACAACAATGCGAACGCGAATGGCGGTGTCTCGAATGCGAATGCGAATAACGATGCCTCGAATGCGAATGCGAATGTCGGCTCGCGCCTGGAAATCTAACTAATCGGCGTACAACGATGGGGACGTGTCCCTAATGTGGAGCCGAGGGAAACGAGCCACAGCAAAAGCACCTATATTCAAGGTGGAAAGCTGAAACATCAAGTGTCGGGCAATAGAGTTTGGTAGGTCGGTAACGATTCGAAGAAGTTTGGCCCGGGGAAAGGAAGGCCCTTATCTTCCATCATAAAAAGAAGACCATGCACAGAGAAGGCTATATCATGCAAGAGATAACGTCCTACGGCAATATGTCGGAGGCGTTTGACCGTGTACTGCGTGGGAAGAAGCGTAAGAAATGCCGTCAAGGACGCTATCTGCTCGCACACCGCGAGGAGGTGATTGCAGAACTGACTGCAAAACTTGCCGACGGTTCCTTTCGACTCGGCAATTATCATGAACGCATCATCTGTGAGAATGGCAAAGTAAGACACCTGCAGATTATTTCCATGTACGACCGCATCGCAGTGTATGCCGTGATGAACGTGGTGGACCAGCATCTGCATAAGCGTTTTATCAGAACGACTGGAGCAAGTATCAAGAAGCGTGGCACACATGATCTCCGCAAGTGCATGCAATTGGACATGGAACGTGACCCCGAAGGCACACGCTACTGCTACGAGTTCGACATCAAGCATTTCTATGACAATACTAAGCCTGAGTTTGTCATGTGGTGCTACCGCAGAGTATTCAAAGACAAAATCCTGCTGTCGCTCCTGGATCATTTTCTTCATCTTCTGCCGGAGGGTATCAGCTTCGGGTTGCGAAGTTCACAGGCTTCTGGCAACCTCTTGTTGTCCGAGTACCTTGACCATTATCTGAAGGACAAATACGGCATCCGCCATTTCTACCGTTATTGCGATGACGGTAGAGTGCTCTGTGGCAACAAGCAAGAAAATTGGCTGGTACACGGCATTGTACATGAGCAAGTCGAAAAAATTGACCTTGAAATCAAGAAGAACGAAAGGGTATTCCCATCAGCGCAAGGAATCGACTTCTTAGGGTATGTGACATTCAACGGATCATACTCACTACTGCGCAAGCGCGTCAAGAAGAAGTATGCAAGGAAACTACACAAAGTCAAGTCAAGAAAGAGACGGCGAGAACTGATTGCGTCATTCTACGGAATGGCCAAGCACGCTTGCTGCCGAAATTTGTTTTATAAATTAACAGGCAAAAAAATGAAATCATTTAAGGATTTGAATGTCGCTTACAAGCCAGAAGACGGCAAGAAGCGATTTGCGGGTGCGGTGGTAAGCATCCGCGAGTTGGTGAACCTGCCCATCGTGGTAAAAGACTTCGAGGTCGGAGTCAAAACCAGCCAGGGCGAAGACCGCTGTGTCGTGTCCATTGAGCAGAACGGCGAGCCAAAGAAATTTTTCACCAACAGCGAGGAGATGAAAAACATTCTCCAGCAAGTGAGTGAAATGCCAGACGGCTTCCCATTCGAGACCACCATCAAGGCGGAAACCTTCGGCAAAGGTAGAACAAAGTACATTTTCACATGATGAACAGAGTAAACGGAGCACAAGGGGTAAAGCTGCTTGAATGCACCAACCCCGTCAAAGGAAAATGGCGCGTCCGCTGGGACGTGCATAACAACGAGGATGGATCTGCCAACTATATGGAGGCGGAGTTCAACGGAAAGCCATCTGAGGATACCATCAAGACCATGGTGTCGGAATGGTTCAACGACCGCACGAACGAGACCATACTTTCTGGCTTCGTGTGGAACGGCATGAGCGTGTGGCTCTCTAACGAGAACCAGTTCAACTACAAGGTGGCATACGACTTGGCTGTGCAGTCTGACGGCAAGACATTGCCAGTCACGTTCAAGTTCGGAACAGACGATGAGCCATGCTATCACACGTTCAGCACCATCGAAGAACTGACGGACTTCTATACCAAAGCCATGCAGCATATTCAGGACACACTGGCTGACGGATGGAAGAGCAAGGATAATTTCAATTTGGAGTTATACCGAGACTAAGAACAATCCCTTCGGGGGAGGGAAATAAAAAAGCCCCCGGCCTGTTAAAATAGTCGTCTCACTTACTTTTTTAACACACGTTACCATCAATAGGCACGACCGGGGGCGTAAACCCTCGCTCGCCTATTGATGGCTTTTTTATGTGTGTGCGCGATGCGCTATGTAAGTGAGACGATGCAAAAGTACTAAAAATTTCTGAAAATGAAAGTAATAGAGATACTTAATTTGAACAGGGAACTACTGATTTACTTCCAAAAGGCTGGTATAAGGCTTGACGATGTGCAATATATCGACCTTTTCAACGAATACCGCTCAATGTCGGCACAGGGCGAAAAAGTGTCGTACATCGTGGCTCGGCTTGCCTCGGAGTATGCCGTGAGCGAGCGCAAGGTGTATAACCTCATACGCCGTTTCAAAACCGACTGCAACCTGCTTGCAGTGTAACGTGGTGGCTTGTTGGTTGGGGAGAGGTGCTGCCGTGTTACCTTTGCACCGTTTTCAAAATCAAAACGGTTATGAACAAATACCATCAAATTTTACAGAAAGTGCTTGCCGAGGGCAAGTGCCAACAAAACAAGAAGGGAAGCATACGTTACCTGCTCAACGAGCAGTTGGTGCTCTCCCCTGCTGACCTGCTCGACATATTCGAGGGGCACGGCATCGCACGAAAGAAGTTAAAGAACGAGCTGCAGCTCTTCATGCAGGGTGAACGCAATGTGGAGAAGTATCGCGAGGTGGGCATCAACTGGTGGGACTACTGCGGTGCCATTCTCGTAAACTCCTACCCTACCTACTTTGAGAAATTGCCGCCACTCATCGCCAAAATCAACCGAGAGAAGCGCAACAGCAAGAACTATGTGCTGTTCCTCGGCTCCACCGATGCGGAGACAAACCAGGCACCGTGTCTGTCACTCGTTCAGTTCCAGATTGAGAACGACGAATTAGTGGTGTCGGCTTACCAGCGCAGCTCGGACGCGAACCTCGGCTTGCCGGCCGACATCTACCACCTCTACCTCATGGCCCGGCAGATTGACCTCCCATTGAAATCCATCACGCTGAACCTTGCCAACGTGCATATCTATGAGAACAACATCGCTAACACCCGGCTGCTGCTCGAAGGAAACGAGAACGTGAAATTTGAGCTGAACGTATAGCCATGAGAAAACAGTATCTTTCAGCACCGCTTCCGTTCGTGGGACAGAAGCGCATGTTCGCGCGTGAGTTCATCAAAGTCTTAAAGCAATACCCAGAGGACACGGTGTTTGTCGACCTCTTCGGCGGTTCGGGGTTGCTGTCGCACATTGCCAAGTGCCAGAAGCCTGGTGCCACGGTCATATACAACGATTTCGACGGCTACCGCAACCGCCTGCAGCATATTCCCCAGACCAACCATCTTTTAGCTGACCTCCGCAAAATGGTGGAGGGCATTCCCAAGCACACCTGCATCCGAGGCGAGTTGCGTGAACGCATCTTCGAGCGTCTGGAGCAGGAGGAGCGCGAGGTGGGTTACATAGACTTCATCACCATCACGTCAGGACTGATGTTCTCCATGAAATACAAACTGAGCATCGCGGAGATGCGCAAGGAGGCTCTCTACAACAACCTGCGCAAGACGGACTATCCTCTCTGCGATGACTACTTGGAGGGCATCACGGTGGTGTCGTGCGACTACAAGGAGGTATTTGCCCGATACAAGGATGTGCCGAATGTGGTGTTCCTCGTTGATCCGCCGTACCTTTCCACCGATGTGGGCACATATAATATGTATTGGAGGCTTTCTGACTACCTTGACGTGCTGACCATTCTTGCCGGGCATCGTTTCGTTTACTTCACTTCCAACAAGTCGTCCATCATCGAGCTTTGCGAGTGGATGGGCAGGAATCCGACCGTGGGCAACCCATTCAGAAACTGTCACAAAGTGGAGTTCAACGCCACCGTGAACTACAGCTCGCACTACACGGACATGATGCTGTTCACCGATGCCGCCTGACGGTGTTATAATTCAATTCTAACGGCATTAAAAAGCCCCGGCGGTAAATTATCCGTCGGGGCTAAATCGTTGCGACACGGGCGGTTTATCGCAATAGGTAACGCACCGCATAACAGTCGATGCTTTCAAGTATCTCTTCGTGGTTGTGGTTGGTGTTCGTCTCAACAAGCGCCATACCGTTAAAATCATCACCACTCAATCCGTCAAGGGCTGTATGCACCTGGTGGCAAAGGTCGAAAGCTGCATCATGGCCACCGTCAGCCCAGTCTGTCACAAGGTGAATAGTAACAAGTCCCTTGCCACGCTGACTGCCGCCTTGAAATGGCGACCACTCTATCTTTCCAAACTCCACAAAGACGGCTGGACGCGCCCATCCTTCTTCCTGCTCTACAAACTCCACATTGTGGTTCCACAAATCGATGTGCTGCACTTCAGGCACATCGCTCGCCAGTTTTGCTTTAATGGCGTTGAATAATTCCTTTCTCATTTCAATTTATATTCGTGTTCAAAATACTCTGCAAGGTTCTCCTCGATGATGTCCTTGACCGCCTGCTCCACTTCTGGCGATGCTCCAAGAAATCTGCGGCGCGGTATCTTGATGCTCTTGCCTTCTTTCATCAGAGCCATGTGCTTCCAGAACTCCGCCTCGGTGCTCAGTTGTACGGTGCGCTTGTCGTTACGCCGTTCGCCGTTCTTCTTGCGTCCGAATGAGCCTGTCGCCTCATGGTACTTGTGCCAGAAGAATCGCTTCATCCTCGCCGTCACCTTTATCTCGCCTCCATCGTTGTGTATGGCTGCATAAGGCAGTGTCGAGCAGAACGTGATACTGCTGTCTGTGGTTCGGCAGCTGATGCTCTGCCGCAACTTGCCGGTGTCTATCAGTATGGAACCGCCAGGACGTGTGGGGCTGCTTCTGCGCTGCCATGCCTCGTTGAAGAATGCCTGCCGTTCAAAGTTGCGGTCAAACTCATCACTCAACTCCACCCTAACGTCGTTTAGGATATTGCGGATAATTTTCTGTATGTCCTGGTTCATCGTCAAAGTCGAATTTTAGAAACGTCTGTGCCTCTTGTGGCACTTCGTTCTTAGGGTCACAAGAGGCATTGAGGAGGTTGTAGAAGGTACGCTCACATATACCATAAACAGGATACACGTACCTTCGCCATATCTCGCGGTTGCTGATTCCGCTTTTGGCATGTTGGTCGTATATCCTATTTATGTCGGTGACACGTTTCTGATAGCTTGCTCCTCGCCTCTTGCTCATAAAATGTTTTAGCGTCTGTCTCTTGGTTTATAGGGACGGATGTCATAGCTCATCTTTGCGCTGACGGTTACTCTGCCCGTTCCCTCACATTGGTCACATGTGCTTTCTTTGCCAGTCTCCTTGTCGTGGAGACGACCTGTGCCGTAACACTTACGGCACAAGGCCACTTTCGGTTTCTTCTCTACTTCCAGTATCATGTCTCTTCGCTTTTAGGATTCTGTCATTCCGAGCGGTATTGACTTCCACATTCCGTTCTCGTTCTTTATCTCAGCCCTGATGAACTGCTTACTCACCTCCGGCTGGTAGCTTTCCTCGATGATGCGCACGCCTTCAAGGAAACGCTCATCGCCGGTGTCCTGCGCCACCTTGCGGAGTTGCACGATGCGGCTTGCCTTCAGCGTGCCCTTGGCATCGCGTGCCAGCAGGCGAAACACCATGTTCACCAACGCCTGTGTCTTGTCGTCATTGGCAAGGCCGGCGATGTACTCCTTCACGATGGCGATGCCGTCCTCTACGGTGTCACGGTAGCCGTCGGTCACATACACACCGAGCGTAATGCGCTTGTTGCCCTCGGAGTTGGTGAACGTGTGGCTGCGCTGGTCGTCCTTGACCTTGGTCTTGAACAGGTCAGACTTCATCTCCAGTATGGTCTTGAAGTTGTCCATCACCTTTTGCTTGCTGTCCTTGATTTGCTCGCTGATGCCGAGAAGCACGGGGATGGAATGCTCTATTTCCTCGTCAACGAGCTGTTTGTACTCTTCACGCTCGGCCTTGGCTTTCGCCTCTGCCTCTTTCTTGGCTTTCGCCTTTTGGAATGCCCGGTACTCGGCCATCTCCTCCGCCGTCATTTCAACGGTCTGCTTGTTGTCTTCTTTCATTGTCGTAAACTTTTTGTTGATTATTATTTTGATTGCTTATCACTCGTCTTCTTCTGGTTCCGGCCAGTCGCCTTCATCCAGTTCCTTGTCTATCTCGCATTCAATACACTCAAGAAATTCGATGTACTGGTCCCCTTGGAGTTCTCTGTATGCGATGCCATGAATGTATTCCATCACACGCTTCACTTTCTCATTCATGCCTCACCTCCATTTCCAATTGGTACCATCATGTATTCCACTTGTGGCTGTGCTGGAGGTGTCGGTTCTTTCTTAGGTTTCAGACCTCCCTTGCGCTGGATGGAGCGGAGCTTCACCGATAGCTGCTCCAATTCCTCATTACTTAGTTGGGAGAACACCTTGCCGGCAATACGCTGATCCTGGCAAAATGCGTTGATGCGTGTCCAGTCTGTTGTATCGATGCCGAGCTTTTGCATCAACCTCAAGCACTGGCTTCGATGCTTGCGCTGCTCGTCCTTGGCGGTGCGTATCAATTTGGCTGTAACACCTTCGAGCTTGTCGCACATCATGTCGTACTCCTTACGGGTCATTTCCCTAAGCGAAGTGGTACGTCCATTAGTGAATTGACTCACCACTCCTTCCTTGAACTCATCGCCCAGCTCCTTGGTGGCAAACTTGTAGCTCTTTTTGAGTATGCCATAGAAGCGTGCGAAATTGGTTACTTCCTGTGCCATATCTATTTCAATTTTGACAACCTTATTCTTTCACTTAACACCTTCAAATTACATTCAGGACAACACTCCCCCTCATCTTTCAATGGATGAGGATTGTTTCCATAGCCGATTTGGGGCTTACCGCAAAGGCAGCAGGTGTATTCACGAACATTGTTCTCATGACCTTCAAACATCACTTTAATGCCACACGAACTGGCAACATCCAGTTCCAGTTTTGCGCCCTTGCTCAATTCCCAGCCTTGCAGCATATAGATGCAGTCACACTTCAAAAGCAGGGCAATGTCCACTCTCATGTGCTCCATCCAGTGAGCATCTTGCGATACGCCATTTTCAAATGGGTTCACCGGCTCGTAACCTTTTATGGAGAGATAGCGTGCCGCATGGCCAAAGGTTGCCATACGCTCTTTAAGGTCGTAGTGGGCTATCGCTCCGCTGATATAAACTTTCTTCTTCATCTCAGTTATGTTTAGTTGTTAGACTTATCATTGTAAACCTCCACGGCTTTCTCCGCCCAGATGGTGTAGTATTCACTTACGTTGCCTGAATAGCGTCCTTGGCAGTAGGCTCTGAAGCCTTGCGTTCTCACCTTCACACCGGCTGCGTATTTCAGTCTGATGGCAGGTTTGCCTATAGGTTTGCCTTTATCCTCTTGGCTGACGAAAATGAAGGTCTTGCGCTTGAAGCGTTCTATCAGTGCCTTGGTCAGTGAATATTCCCACCCTGCTTCGTAGGCGTACTGGTAACTGTCCACAATGATAAACTTGGCACTCTTGGGTTTCGCCAGGCGTTCTTCCAATGCCTTGATGTCGCCATCGGTAATGAGGCGGAACGAGCCTTGAACGTCAGTCATCTTGAATTGGGCGAGCCGTCGTTGCATCGACAGACCAACGCCCTCTTCCAAGGACACATACAACACGCTGCCTATACCGCAGAGCATCTTGGCAAACTGCATAACGAAGGAACTCTTGCCACTGGCACTGGGGCCACTGATGAACCATGTGTCGCCCTCTTCAGGCTGACCGAACACGTCTTTCCATTGTCCTTCAAATGGTAGTGCCTTGCACTTGATATTCGCCACATCCTTGGGGCTATATGCTCGCTTTGCCATATCACTTCTCTGTTTTCAGTTGGGCTATAAGTTCATCCGCCATTTCTACTGAATAAACTGCAAATTTGCCACGTCCACCCAGTTCTGGATTGGAGAGCATGGCGCACATGACATCTTTTGCAATCTCATACCGACGCTGCTCCCAGTTGGGTTCATTGCCTTTTCTCATTTCGCGGTGAATGCCGATTACAGCGTCCATCGCTTGCATTTCTATTTTCGTCATCATGCCTGCACTCTTTTTAGTTTTTCTATTTCCGTGTAAACTCGTCTCAGTCCACCACCCGACTTGCGCACCAGAGTAGCAATATCCGCACCTTCAGGGGCGTTCACCTTTGCCACCACGCTCGCCTGGTCTTTCAGGAACTTCTCACGCTCCTTGCAGTCGTCGGGCGTTACCTTCGAGTAGCGGTCACCGTATCGGCTGAGCATCTCGGTATAGCCCACTTTCTTGCACTCAATGGAGCGATTGATTTTGGCTTTCAGTCCGTCCGCACCCATCATATACCAGGCGCAGCATCTTTCTGTAGCGTTCCACAAGGCTTTGAGTTCCAGGAATGCCTCATACTGCAAGTCGCCAGCCTCGTCCAGAATGATGAGCGGGGTGTCGATTGAGCGCAAGTAATAAACCAAATCCTCGTACACATCGCTGTATCTTCCGTTGCTGCCCACACCAAACTCAGTGGCTATCTTGCGCACCAGCTTCAGTTTGGTCTTCACCTGCGAGCAATCTACATAGATGGCGTTGCGGTGGCCCTGCACATAATAGCGTGCCGTGAACGTCTTGCCGATGTTGGGTATATCACATAGTATCGCACTCAGTCCGCTCTGCTGGCTGAACTCCAGCTGCTTGGTGATATAGTCGAAGGTGGCGGTGCGTGCTGGTTTCCATTCAATGCCTCCTCTGAGGTTCACACCCAATCTTCGGGCGATGGTTATCCAGTTGGCTTCGCTCAGTGCCTTGTCTGTCTGACCATTCTTGATGGCGCTATATACCGAGGTGCTGATACCCAATGAAGCAGCGTGCTTGGCATCGCTCGGATAGTTCGTGCGGTTGGTGGCTATAGCCTCCAATATCCGCTTCTTGTTCTCATTCGTTATCATGTCTCACGTTATTTTAATTGTATTCTAATATCATTCTATAAATCTGCCAACGGGTCAGAAATATGGTAGCTCACTTCCATTTCCTGCTCGCTTTCCATTGGTGGAAGTTCAATCGGTGGCGGTGGTGCAGCCTCTTCATGGGCGGTCTGCTCAGCCTTGGATATGCCCACACTTGCTATGGCGTTCTTCTTCACGTAGGCGTTGAATGCAGCTATCTTCTTCTGCTGGTTCACGAATATCTCCTTGTCCTCGTCAGTCTGCTCTGCATCGGCAGTGTTGAACGTGCCCACGTCCTCGAGCTTGTCGATAAGTCGGTCGTTCTGGAAGATATAAACGTCGGTCGCGTTGCCGTCCTCATCGGTCAGATAGTAGGCATCAACCTTGTAGTTGTTCGGTGCAAGTCTTTCTATCACCTCAGTCTTGCTCAACCACCAGTCCTTATATGCCACTCTGCAGTAGCTGTTCCTGCGTATGGAGGTCTCTGTGTGTTCGCCGATAAAGCGTGCCCACACCGATTTGTCCATGGGCTGGAGCGTTGGGTTCATATTGGCTTCAAGCACTTGCCAGCGTGTCATGCCAGGGTATTTCTTCTGGTTCGGGTGGAGGGTATTGTTGAACTCCTTGATGTCACGGATGTCGTCTGCAATCAGTTCTTCCCATGTGTAGTACTGTTTGTCTTCGTAGGTGTCATTCTTCTCGTCAAACACCTTCTTGGCTTCTGTGCGGTAGTGCCTGTCCTTGGCGTAGAAGCGTCCGATGCCAAGGTGGTTCCGATGCTCCACCCTGCGTTTCTTGGCACCGTTCATCGGCTCAGCGTATTTCTCTTGGGAGTTCATCGGGGCACAGAAACGTACAAATGGGAACAATACTCCTGCCTTCAGGAAACTCTCTTTCCACTGACTCATCAAGTGGTTCTCCACCTCAACCTGTGCCGGGCAACCCCAGCCCTTGCTTTCTATCAGTCGGAACATCGAACGGAAGCAGTCGGCAACCAAGTCCACGTTCTTGTTGCGGTTGTAGGCATAGCCCACCACGCACTGGCTCGTCACATCGTAGGCGTAGTATGCCTTCGGCCTTGCTTTGGTATCCTTCAGCTTGCGTGGGAGGTCGCGGTCGTCGAATGAAATCTTTGAGAACGAGAACTCGGGCGCATGGCGGTGAACGTGTGGCATCTGCTCGTGCATGAATGTGGTGTAGGAATCTTGGTGTTTTGCTATAAACAGACGAGCATCTGGACGATTCAGGTAGTTCGTGATAGTGCTTTCGCTTAATGACTTCGGGTCACCATTCTTGTCGGTCCACTCGCTTGCGTCGAAAAGCTCACCAGTCTCTGGGTCATACACGTCCAGCTCACCGCACACAAACGAGTTGTACAATTCCCAAACATTGGTATTGAACGGCTTGTTGGGTAGCACCGCTATTGACCATATCAAGCGCATTGTTCGGTAATCCACCTTACGGCTTGCCTGGTTGCCGAACTTTCGGCTGATGAGACACTGGTATCCGTCACGCTGATACTCGTTCACCTTCTTGCGGAAGCGCAGCATGCTTGCCGGCAATGTGTGCCCGGTCTTCATGCGGTAGCCCTCCACAGCTTGCGACATCATGCTCCAGTCATACTTCTGACCCATCGTCTTCTGTATCGCCTTGGCATTGTTGTAGAGCTTGATGCAGGCGTTCAGTACACTGGCATTGGTCACATATTCCTTCACATGGGCATCGGTGGCGTGGTCATGTCCGCACTGGTTGCGCCAGTCGTTGAAATATGCGACAGCTGCCTGGTCCACCTCGTAGTTGGCATCAAGCCAGGCAAGCAGCACCTCAAGCGACGGGTCCGGATAAATCTCCTTGAGTTTGTCTTGATAAGCATCGGGCAGACTGCTAACCGCAATGAGCGCATAGCCGCCTCTTCCACCACGACGCACCACCTCCATTTTCTTGCGTGCAACGAGTTGGCAGTAGTTGCTATTTGTCATAACACCACCGTCCACCAATTCACGCATAGAAATGCAAAGTCTGTTATCGTGGTACTCCATACTTACTCCTCCTTATCTTAATTCACTTGCAAACTTTTGGATATTCTCAATATCCGAGAACATAACCTGCTCATAATGCTTAACTTTCACTCCTTTGAAGAAGACATCTCCGCTATTGTCATTGCGGCTAAATTCCAACATTGCCCCATTTGGCAAATATTGTCGCATATAGCCATCATAGTCATGGAATGTTTCCATCGCTGGCAACTCGTTCATCAATATGCCGAAATTTTCAAAGGCAGCCTTGCGTATCTTGTTGGCAAGTGTGCTTTCACTCTCAAAAGTCAGAGCCTTCCATACCATTACGGAAGAAACGCCGAATATTTTCATCAGGCGTTCACGAACCTCTTTTGTTACATGAATGTACTTTTTCATATCTCACTTGTTTTAATTATTAACATATTGGTGGAGCTTGGGGAGTCGAACCCCACATGGCTATCCAGCGCACGGCAAACCTGCCACTCCTGCGGTCTTTCCCGCGGTCATCCGAGGCCAACCCTGCCGACTATCCAGTGCGGTGGCTGACTATCCAGTGCAGCACCCAGGGTCTCCGTGTTATCCTGCAATCATTTTACCTCGTTTATCTTCGGTCTAACGCTACATCCGTAGCAGGACATCAGCCGTCTTACCAATCTCGCCACATAACATTCTGGTGCTGTAAATACGATGCCGTCCTCTTCTGTGTAGCTGAAACTAACACCATCCATTATCAGAACCATTGCCACCTTGTGCTTCACGCTCTGCGTCTGCCACTCCTTTAATTCGTTGTCATTCATATTCTTTAATTGCAAATATTCGTTATTCTCGGTCATTTTTCGTACCTTTGACCACTCGTTAAAATATTAACACGTTGCAAAGATACAGATTTTCTGTAATTCAACAAAATAAAATCCAGAAAAAATGAACAATACGGATCCATTTTTACAGAAAGACCATATAGATTACCGCTTTGTTAGGTCTGTCCAAGAGCTTTTAGACCAAGGCATAGCGCATACACAGGGGGAAATAGCGCAAGAACTTGGGGTTAAAACAGCCAAGTTTTCAGAAATCATGAACGGGCGTATGCACGTCGGGGTTGACATGCTTGCCATAATATCCGAGGTTTATTTGGTAAACCCAGAATGGCTACTTACGGGACGAGGTGAACGGATTTTTAGGAGCTCATCCATATTACCCGCCCGTTCCGAAGGGGAGAGAGAGGATACCAATCATCCCTATACCTTTGAGGACGAAGAAGAAATTATGCAACAACGCATCAAGAATGTAGAAGAAGAGGAGAAAAAAGAACAAGAAAAATACACAGCTCCAACTCTACTAAACCTAATCGCCGAAAAAGATAAACAGTTACTCGCCCAAGCAGAAGATATTGGTCGCCTCAAAGAGCAAATACGACAAATGACCATTGAAAAAGAAAAACATGTATTGGATGCCGACACTTCAAATATTGCAAGTGCCGGGTGAATCCATTCCATATCATTATAGGTAGCAAGCAATAACACCATACTTATACCCCTCCAACACCATTCGTGTACCATTTGGAGGGGTGTACCCCCTCTTTCAGGGTTCATTCTATGTAAGAATCCTCATAAATACAAGGTTTTAGCCCGATCCGCACCCATTTTACCAATATCACAAATGGGTAGTTTCCCCCACCCTATCCCTTAAAACCATCCTTTTCCCTCCCCCTCTATCCTACCCCCGAAAACCCCGAATGTGTAATTCCTATTTCCGTATTTTGTAATTCCTATCTGTAATAGCATTTGTAATCCTATTACAGATTTTCTGTATTCGGAGCACAAAAAAAGGGAGGCCAATCGACCTCCCAACCAACAACCGTCCAAACGGCCTTTTATTTGCGTTCTAACGCCATAAAAACACCAGCCTAATCATCTGCCCCACGAGAGCATGAAATAAGCGTAGATTGCTTGATTATAGCGCGTTTCGTGCATAATGTACCATTGCCAGACAGCCCGGCATGAAGCAAATAATTCTTCGTCGCGCCGATCTGTTCAGCCGTCAAAACCGTATAAACCGCGGAAATGCTGCTAAAGTACCAGTCTTTCCGCCTCGTTCCATCTATATTGTGCAGCAGATGCACATGTATTACCTTTGCCATATTCACTCGTTTTATTTCTGCAAATATACCAAATAATCATTATATGGAATAATTTCGCAATATAAAATTTTAGAAACACCATAAAAAAAGTGGCCTCAGCCACCATTCTACCCCACCCCAACACAACATCAACCACCAACAGAAACGCAATATAAACCACCCGTAAGCCCCATGTAAACCACAGGAGCCTCAACAAGCCCCAAAAGTAAACCAAATGTAAGCCTATGTAAACGCTTCGTTTTACGCCGCCATTTCAGCCACACACACCTAACCCGTTGAAACACAAACCTCTCACCCATTTTTCAGCCGACCGACTCATATACGCTTCGTTCTGTGCCCCATAGAAAAATGCAGAGAGGAAATTGTTGGTATTATTCTCAAGCAGACACAAGAACTACTAAGACAGTATAAGCGGTCATTGAAATAATCAAAGGCGTGACAGTTTAGATTCTGCTAAATATTCTGCCCTTATTCCTATAGTTTTCATAATGTGTGAATATGATTTTCATACATTATGATTAACTTTGCAGTCAGATAAAGAAATTTGTATGGCAGACTCAACACTTCGCAAATATATCTGGCTCATAAACACCATTCTTGACGCCAGAAAAATAACTTTCAAAGAAATAAGTGACAAGTGGGACATCTCAACCCTTAACTATAAGGGGACTGAGTTGTCCAAACGCACCTTTCATAATCACCGACAGGCTATTCTCACGGAGTTGGGCGTTGACATACAATGCTCTTCAATGAGAGAGAACAGTCAGTATTTCATAGCCAATCAGGAAGAACTTGAAAATAATGAAGTGTTGAACTGGCTTACAGACAGTATGGCAACCGAGTCATTATTGCTTGAAAACAAGGCTATCTCTGACAAAATAGTTTTGGAACCCGTACCCGGAGGTCGGGAATGGCTCCCCGTTCTATCACAGGCTTTGAGAGATAATCTGCGCATAGTATTTCAATACACATCATTTCACTCAACCAAGAATAATTTGAGTGATAGGATATTGGAGCCGTTGTGCTTAAAGTTGTTCAAAAGGAGGTGGTATATGCTCGGCCAAACCGTGGATAGCGGCAAGCGGTTGATATTTGCTTTAGATCGCATCACTAAACTCGAACTATCATCAGAGCAATTTACCTATCCCGAAGATTTTTCTGCAAAAGACTTCTTCGCAAACTTCTATGGGATTTGTTCTGACGGATATTCTACTCCTACTCGGGTTATCCTGAAATGCTATCGAGAATTTCCCAAATATGTAAAATCATTACCACTACATCCCTCGCAAGAGGAACTTGAACACGGGGATGGTTTTATTACCTTTGGATACTATATGTCACCAGCATACGACTTTATTCAGGAAATAATGAGTCATGGCGATGATATTGAGGTTCTTACTCCAATATGGCTCCGGAATCTTATAAAAGAGAAATCAGACTCTCTGGCAGCGCTCTACAAGTAGTCTCAAATTTTTCTGCAAATCGTTTTCATATATGAAACGATTTTTCATACGTCCTCTATAACTTTGCCGATGAAAAGAAACAAGAGGACATTGAAAACATCGGTCAGACCTTTGCCATCTGTCTGCTGAATCCGGCAGACTTCGTTCCGAATTATCGGAGCGCACCCCAAAGTTTATTACTCGGCATCGACCCTGCACGCTGTTCACTCCGGTCGTGCATGTTTCATCACCTTCGCTTCGCTCTCGGTGATGTGAAATGCACTCCCTCGTTCACAGCGCACATTGCCGAAGCCTCGACCATCCGGCACACACGAAAGTAAGACCGATGTTTTCACTGCTCTCGCAAACTGACAAAACTATGCGAGACCAAATTGCAGAATATCTCAAGGACGTGACCATCAGTAACCGAAAGGAGTTATTTGATGTGTTGAATTTCATTGCACCGCTTATTGACGGTTGGAGTCTGGCCGAGCCCAAGTCCGGCAGACAGATAATGCGATTTGCGTCAGCCAACGCAAGAAAGTCCGCCTATGTCGATTTTACGATACCCAAGAAGTCAGGTGGACAAAGAAAAATCAGCGCTCCTGTCAAACCGTTGAAGGCTATCCAAACAGCACTAAATATAGTTCTGCAATCCATATTCGTTCCCGATGAGCACGCCACCGGTTTTGTATTAGAGAAAAGTGTCAAGGATAACGCCATGATACACGTGGGTCAAACCTGCATATTTAATACAGACCTCGAAAATTTCTTTCCGAGCATAACAAAACTCATGGTTCGTCGGGCTCTCCATCGAGAGCTTGGTGATAGACTGCAAAGCAATGAAGTAATCAATATTATATGTAGAATTTGCACCGTTCCTGACAGTTCGGGTGTCGAGGTGCTACCACAGGGCGCACCGACATCGCCTGTTCTGTCTAACATTGTGCTGAAGAGCCTTGATAAAGATATGTCAAAGCTTGCTGAAAGAATGGAATGTAAATATTCGCGCTATGCCGATGATATTACATTCAGTCATAGTAAATCAATTCGCAGGATGAGTCCTTTCTGGCAATCAAGGATTTATAATATCATTGCGAAGTATGGGCTCAAAGTGAATAAAAAGAAGACAAGGACATTTGTACCGGGTACACGTCGAGAGGTTACCGGAGTCGTTGTAAGCGATAAAATCAACGTTCCCCGTTCTTATATAAAACAGTTGCGGGTGCTTCTTCACTTGTGGGAGAAATATGGCTATGCACAAGCACAAATCATCTTTACAAGAGATTTCTACAAGGGTATCGAAAAGAGTCTTGTCAATGTAATCGACGGTAAAATTAACTATCTTGAAATGATCAAGGGCAAAGAAGACTCTACTTATCGTAAGTTCAAAAGCAGGTTCAAACGTCTTCAGTGGGAAGAAAAACAAAGTACTGACCAAATACAAAAGGATATATGAATATAATTTATTTACACGGACTTTCCTCGTCGGGACAGTCCAACACCGCAAAAAAACTTCGGGAGTTACTTCCTGATGATAATGTTGTCACACCTGACATTCCGGTCAGCCCAATAAAGGCTCTTCAGTTGTTACTGAGTCTTGCCGGAGAGTATGGAGCTGATGATACAATCGTAATAGGCACATCTATGGGTGCGATGTATGCCTCTCAGATGAAAGGTTATCGCCGAATCCTTGTCAATCCCGCGTTTCACGTCTCAGACCTCCTGAAAGAAAACAAGGGTGAGAGACTACAATTCTTCTCAGAGAGAGAAGATGGCAGTAAATACTTTGAGGTCTCGGAAATCTTGATCCAAGAGTTTGAAGAAATGGAGGCCAACCTGTTTTATGTCGATGACATTACTCCGGAATCGGTAATAGGACTCTTTGGTGATAAAGACGACGTATGCAACTGTCTTGACGAGTACCGCGAAAGTTATTCCTACTGGTCATCTTTCAAAGGTGGTCATCGACTTACTGAAGATGTTATTACGAACACCTTGCTCCCGGTAATCAAATGGTTGAAGCATCCGGACTACACTTCTGGTAGAACCTATTTGCCGTTTGATGATATAACTCCCGGCGACACTGGCTACATCGGCGAAATGGATAACGATGAGAATGCCTTCAAAATATATAAGAAAGGTTTAGGAGGTAAGTGGTATGAAGAAATTGTGCGTGAGTATCAGGGCACAAAACATTACGATGGGCGCGAAATCAACTTACATTTTCCGTCCCTCCCCGAAGGCGTAAACGAAGAATCGGTAGAACTTGTGTACGGCAATCGTTTCTGTCATCTCCCTTCGATTGAAATCTATGGAGAGCATGGTGTTCAAGTTACCAACGGAGACTTCATTATCAATGAAAGTATTAGTGTCCACAGAAAGTAATGGCAGAAATCCGAAATAGAATCACGGCAATATTGTCGCGAATGAAGCATGACACCTTCGAGCGCGATGAGGCTCTCGCACTTAGCTTGCTCAGTGCTCTTGCCGGGGAGAGTATATTTCTCCTCGGCTTGCCCGGTGTCGGCAAATCCATGATTGCCCGCCGATTAAAACTTGCATTCGATAATGCTACCGTCTTTGAATACTTGATGTCGCGATTCTCGACACCCGATGAGATTTTCGGGCCCGTCAGCATCTCCAAGCTTAAAGATGAAGATTGCTATGAACGTGTCACATCCGGATTCCTACCCGAAGCAGAGGTCATTTTCCTTGATGAGATATGGAAAGCCGGTCCCGCTATTCAGAACGCCCTCCTTACTGTTCTGAACGAAAAAATCTATCTCAACGGCAATCAAGAGCTTAAGTTGCCAATCAAAGGGATAATAGCAGCCTCAAATGAACTTCCGGCTAAAAACGAAGGTCTCGAAGCATTGTGGGATCGTTTTCTACTGCGATATGTTGTCAATCCCATTGAACAGAAACAGAATTTTTTTAGATTGCTTTCTGCGCAGACTTCTGAATCGACAACAGAAGAATTTGGCCCACTGACCCATGACGATTTTATTTCAGTGCAGTCAGAAAGTCGTAAGGTAACTATACCCGAGTCAGTTCTTGAAATCCTTTACACAATAAGAGGGAAACTTAACGAAAAGATAAACGCTAAAGACGTGGTTACGGGAGAGCCTGACCCTGAGAACCTAAAATATTACGTTTCTGACAGACGTTGGAAAAAGGCTGTCGGAGTCATGAAAATGTCGGCATTTCTTAATGGAAGAGATGAGATAGGTCTTTCTGACCTGCTTCTATTGTCGCACATACTTTGGAATGATGAGCCGTCAATCCCGGTTGTCAAACAGATTATTGCCGAAACTGTTGTCGCGTCATTGTTCAGTGACATATTGGAGCAATATAAAAGTTATAAACGCCATGCTAATGTTGAGAATAATGACACACGTCTATACTCTCCGGACCAAGAACACTATATCATTCAATGCGATGATTCCCCTCTGAAAATTAAAATCAAGGATTATCAACGTATGCAGTCCTCTCCTGATGAGGTTTTCTTTGGTTCAGAGACTACAGACAGTACCCTGATGCTTCGTTCTCGGGGACAGTTCGTGATGAGGTTTGCAAAAGATGGTGTGATTTGTATCAATAACTACAACTATTTTCTCCGGACAGAATCTGATAATCAACTTAGTAAAGACTTTATTGCAGAGATCGGGGATACAATTGACGGCATTGCTAACAAACTATATGTTGAAATGAATCATAATCTTTTCATTGCAAATTCCGATTTATATACACCCATAAAAGAAGTTGTCGCGGTCTATAGAGCAAGAATTGATTTGATGTGATGAGAAAGCAACATCTGACATATCTGCGCAGAGCCATTGGCATAGCCTCTTCCATAAAGGGAGGAGCGAGAATGCTTGAAATAGTTGGCAAAATTAGGGCTGGAAAGACCCCTGTTTATCAGATGATACGGGATATTGTCTGCGACTCGCGTTTTTACTGCGTTGTGGAGGATGACCTGTTCTGGAAAAATTACGCAACGGCAGACATTCGCCATTTTATTGATTCTCTTTCATCGGAAGACTGGGAAAACGAAGAGCGAAGAACCGGGAAAAAGGAAGATTTCCTGAACGCATGGCTATCCAAACACTTCTTTCCACTAAGCGTTGAAGAAAAAAGAATAATTGCAAAATCCATGCAACTTACCGCCGGTAATTCCGGCAAACCAGTTCCTCTTGGTAGCAGTGGAAATGAAGTAAACCAGGACTCTGACGGATATGACATTCAGATAGAATCAGGTATTACAGATAAATCCAATAGTCCGGATAAGATGGGCTACTCACTACCTACAGATATTGCAAACTATGCAGAATCTTCAAAAGGAAGTTCTCCCGGCCTTGAGGTTGATAGCCACAAGGCTGAAGCTGAATATCTTCAACTACTTAATCCGACAATCGTTGAACTTGCCAAGCAGATAGGTCGGAGTGGAGGCACGAGTCACGAAGTAACCGGTAAATTTCAATCTGCTTCACGAAGTGACATAAGCGGTATCACTATCGGTAATGACCTCAATTGTCTGTTGCCTTCAGAACTTGCTCTGTTAGGAGCAAAATCTACTGAAAACCTGTTTTATCAGCGATATGTTCAGAATCGTCTTCAACTGTTTTCATCCGCATCCCACTCTTTTGAGGTTGCCAATGATAAATCAGGTCCAATCTATATATGCGTTGACACAAGCAGCTCTATGGAAGGAGAACCGGAAGTGACGGCAAAAACGTTGGCTCTTGCTGTTGCTATTGTGGCTCAGAGAGATAGAAGACCGATCTGCATGATAAACTACTCCCATAATCTTTCATTTTTTATCCTCACAAATTTGCACCGTCAGCGCAAAAAATTTCTTGCATTTCTGTCTCATTCTTACGCTGGCAGTAACGATGAAAACAAACTTTTTTATTTTATTTTCAAGAAGTTGCCATCTATTCCCAAGTATAAGCTCTTTGCCGACGCATTCAAAGGGGCCGACATACTCATAATATCCGATTTTATCTGGAGTTATATTTCCAATGAAAACATGGAACTGATTCAAAAGGCTCGTAGTGAGGGGATGATATTTTATGGCTTGGGGATTGATGTCAGAGAACATCAACTCGATATGTTGGATGACCCGGAAAAACATGACGACGAAATCCGCGATGGTTATAATTTCCTAAAGCAATGCGATTATCGTTATCTGCACGAGAATGGTTCAGTTTTTGAGTATATTGAAAAGCCTTTGGTTCTATGAGACTTAAAATGAGACTTGAAGATGCGATGGTCTATGTACTGGCTACCGCCGGATATGGAATGACAACACAACGGATAGCGGAAGTTATCAATAATGAGAAACTCCACATTCGTGTTGATGGCAACCCTGTTACCGATAAACAAGTATATGCCGCTGTCTGCCGTCACCCGGAAACCTTTGTCAAAGAAGGTGGTCGCATTTTGCTTTCAATGTAGAATTTTTAATCCTGTATCGCACTTTGATACATCATCATTCTACCTTTGCATCGTAAACATTAAAAACACCTAAAGATATGGAACCTATTACAAGTAATGATTTCCTTAACTCAGTTCTTGAAACTGAGGCATGGAAAGAAGTCTCTCAAAGCGGGAGCCTCAGCATGACGATGATTGAAAAGTTTGCCGACAAACTTGACTGGGAAGAGGTCAGTGGCAACAGGAATATCATCTGGACGGTCGAGGGCATAAACAAGTTTGCCAACAAAATCCATTGGGATGAATTTTCCCGTTCATGCCCGGAAAACCTTCTCTCGGAGTCAACGCTTCAAAAGTTTGCGTCCAAGTGGGATTGGAAGACGCTTTCCAATCGAGACGACATCTACAACAACTGGCGTCTGCTCGAAAAGTTTGCTGACAAGGTAAACTGGGGCGAAATCATCACCAGCTGGGATATTGAGAAGCCTCTTGAGTTCTTCTCGCGTTTCCAGCAGTACATTCCCATGTCCAAACTTCAGGACTCCCGTCTGTGGAATACAATGGTCGAAGCTCGCGCCAAGCATCTGATCCAAGAAGCCATCGGCATAGAATAAAAATCTCGGGTACGCAAATAGACTGCGTAGCAGCATAGTAATTTTGCGCCCGGATTTCAGAAGCCATTTGGCTATTTACTGAAAATCAAGTAACTTTGCACTCGCTTTCGAGCGCATAATAAAAGAAAGCAATGCAGACAACGCAACTCAACATATCGTTCACAATGCTTCGCCGTAGCTATCGCAGCTTCGACAGCAGTCTCTATCGCATCAGCTATAGAGGCTACCGAAGTGTGCCCGGTGGATTGCTCCGACGATATACCTATGCGGTCTGTATGAGTTGACATAACGTAACCACAGACAATCAGGATAAAACAGTCGGAAGGTCCACAACACTTTCCGACTTTTTTGTGCCCTGTTATAGCTTATCCTATTGTCACGGCATGGCACCCAAAAACAATTCAATCATGAACGAAGAAGACTATTATCGCAGCCATGCCAGTAAACAAAAATGCACTAATAAGATACAAAACCATAGACCGGTGCCTGAGGAACAAGTACAGGCGGTGGACTCTGGATGATCTCGTCGAGGCTTGTTCAGATGCCTTGAGCGAAATGGAAGGAATAACCAGAGGCGTTTCAGTCAGGACAGTTCAGGCCGACATACAAGTCATGAGGTCTGATAAACTCGGCTACGAAGCACCTATTGAGGTTTACGAAGGTAAGTTCTACAGATACGCCGATGAGGACTACTCCATATCAAATTCGCCATTGGATTCAAATATGTGCGACCTCATTTCAGACGCAATCGACAAGTTGAGACAATTTGAGACAGTCATGCCGGTTAATGAACTTGGGGATGTCCTCACCAAAGTAAAACATAAACTTGAACTTCTCTTGGAGGAGGCATAATAATGAAGGCTTTGACAATCTTGCACCTGCGCAGTCTGCCAAAGCCTTTATTTTGGTTGTACTTCCGGCAAGACTCGACCCGACGCAGTGCCGAGAGCAGAGCCAATCTCGCTTGAGCTATGCCGAGGCACAAGGAGATGGGCGAAGCCAACTTGCGACCGTCCCATTAGAAGTGGGATGCTCTGATCCGCTGAGCTACGGAAGCATTCACTGGTATTTCCGGCAGGAGTCGAACCTACGATGTCCGAAGACGGGAGATTTTTTCGCCATGCGGCTCAAGGAGCTCCAGTCTCCTGCAATAGTCACTATGCGACACCCCAGTTTTTGCGGAAGCAGAAAGATTGGCTCAGATTGAGTTTATTTCAACGGTCTTCGCCGATTTGCAATTCGACTTTCGGAGCCTTTTGGGAGGCTCGCCCCCATAGCGAGGGCTGGTTTCTTTCTCCGAAAGCGGCAAGCCGATAACGACCGCTCACCCATACTTCCTTTTGTTTGACACTGCAAAGTTAGATAGCCCTGATGCAGCCTATCTGCGTAGCGAAGGAAAAAATTACACACATCAAAAAAATTGCTTGTAAGCACTTCATTCGAGCAAGGTGGGACTATTGCAATATCACGCCAAGATGACAAGCTTACCGGGGCGATATAGATTGGTCAGTTGTTCTCAGCATAGTACTCTGCGATAAGTGCATCAAGACATCGTTCAATTTCGTCAATGCTTTTGCCAACAGCTTGGAAAAGGAACTTATCAGACGCTCCTTCTTTCATTACTTTACGCTCCACCCAGTACCCGGACGCATCAATAATCCCAACATTGTAATCAGCATTCCATCTGAATTTCAATTCCGGGTGCTGGTCATTTGAAAACTGGATATCGCTTCCCCACCAAAGTTGAACATCTCCATTGTCAGATACACGTTCTGCTGCAACATTATATCCCCTTTTTTCAAGGAAAGCCAGGGCCTCATTTCTATTTCTTGACCACCAAGGATCATCGCTGATGCGGTCAAATCCAATCCTCCAATTGTTTGTTTTCCCATTTGCACGATAAAAACAAGAACAATTATGATACCACCGGAAGCGAAGCTCTTCGCCTCCTGAGTGACGCAATATACCTCTGATAACCCCGTCTTGTAAGAGGGCTTTTTTTGTTTGTATGCCTTCTGTATCGTATGAGTTTGACCATGGAAGTTCCGAAAGATCAGTTATGGTTTCTCTTATAAGAATCCTACGGAAGATGGGTTCAAATCGTTCTCTTCTTAGCTTATCCTTTAACTGGTTTGCCGAGAAGTCAAGACAATGAACATCACTAAACAGTTGATTCATTTGGGTGATGCTTTTTGTGAAAGCCTCTGCAAATGCGACTCTTGTATTTAGAGAGGCAGAATCATTATCTTTGTACGCCAGTCCATTTCCGTCTTTTCCGAACCACCGTTCAAAATTATGCCAAATAGCGATGAAAGTCTCGCCTACATAATTCTCGTTATGAACCAAGAGTGGTCTGAGTCTGCCCTCTAACATTGGGTGACTTTCGGAAACACGAATTGCTTTAGCCAATTCGCCTCCGTGAATGAGTAGCGAGGCTTTATAACATTCTTCTTCAAGTTGAGTTCTTTCGTATCGAGTCTTATCATATTGATTGGCAAGGTAGGATAGAATATCAAGAGAATGATTGGCAAATTCGCTATCTATACGTTTTACAAAAGCAAAGAAGGTATCCTTATCACTAACGGTATTATAGGCATAGTTTCTTACAAAGCGATTCCATTCTTGAAACTGCTGAGAAGCGTAATCTTCTCCCTTAAAACAGAGCAATCCGAATATCTCGGCACGTTTCTGGAAATTGGATGGGATATCTAATATCCCATCAGGCAAAGAGGCTTTTTCTAGTGAAGAAAGTACATATAAAAAGTGTTTGAGAGAAGAATGAGGAAAGTTTACTGGTTATCAGTTACTTTCCTCATTTTGGTTAAAAGTGATGAGGACAGACGAAGACGGAAATATGACAAGATGAGACAGAGGAACGTTACCTATCCGTAACCTATACCCCAAATGGTGAATGTTGAGGTTCGGAAGAATAAGGAAGGTTACGAATTGAATTTGAATACTCTGATTTATAGTGAGTTACTGATGAGTAACGTAAGATTTTTGGTTACGAACCAAATTTGCCGTGTTCTGCCGTGAAATGCGTAGCAAGAAAAGACTCTTCATGTATTAATTTTGAACGCAAAAAAGAATGACGTTATGAAGAGTACATTTTCAATTATCTTCTACCTCAAAAGACAGGTAGTAAAGAAAGATGGTACTGTTCCAGTTATGGGACGTATCACAGTGGACGGAACACAGGCGCAGTTCAGTTGCAAGACAACTGCCAATCCAGATTTGTGGGACACCAAGGGCGGACGCATGATAGGTAAGAGTATGCAGGCTTTGGAAGTGAACCGCAAATTGGACAAGATGCGTGTGAGTATCAGTAAGCATTATCAGGAGATTATGGACAGGGACAACTTCGTCACTGCCGACAAGGTGAAGAACGCCTTTCTTGGCTTGGAGTATCGTTGCCATACACTGATGAAAGTCTATTCTCAAAGCCGTGATGAAATGGAAAAGCAATATAAGGCTGGCATGAAATCTTTGAGTACATACACGAAGTATAGAATCGGGTGTGCCTATATGGGCGAGTTCTTGCAATCGCATTATCATGTCAAGGATATTGCTCTGAAAGAGTTATCGCTGCCTTTTATCACTGACTACGAGACTTTTCTCAGAACCGACAAGCACTTGAAGATAAACTCTGCGATGGTGTTTGTCCGCAATCTCCGTGCAATGGTATTCCGTGCCATAGATAATGAATGGCTCGTAAAAGACCCATTCAGACGATATGAGTACAAGGAAGAAGAGACCACAAGAGAATTTCTGAGCAAAGAAGAGATTCACCTGTTGATGGAGACACCTATCACAAGAAAGAAGATGAGCATGGTCCGTGACTTGTTCCTGTTCTGTTGTTTTACAGGTCTCGCTTTCATTGATCTGTACAACTTGAAGGAAGAGAACATCAAGGAATTTTTCGATGAAGGTGAATGGATTGTTATCCATCGACAGAAGACAGGAACGGAAGCCAACATCAAGTTGCTTGATTATCCCAAGCAAATTATGGAAAAATACCGTGGATTGTGTGAAGACGGCAGGGTGTTTCCTGTACCCAACTACCAAAGTTGTATGGATTCGCTCAAAAGACTGGGAAAAAAATGTGGTATCACCAAGCCGCTGTCCTGGCACATGAGCCGTCATTCGTTCGCAACCTCGGTTTGCCTCTCCAACGGAGTTCCAATAGAAACCGTGAGTTCAATGCTTGGTCACAAGGACATAAAGACAACCCAGGTGTATGCCAAGATTACCAAGGAAAAATTGAGCAAAGACGTGGAAAAGTTGTCTCAGCAAATAAATAACATTGAGGAATTCACGTTTGGAAATGTTTGCAACGATAATACTAACACTATAAATGGCAGAGTATGAAACGACAAGTGATAACAATACAAGAAGATATGGTCATCTACGCCCCACATCATGGTGAGGTGTGGATGACAGTTTGGGAGATTGCCGAACTGTTGAATGTAACAGGGACAGCAGTGAAGAATACCATCAAGCGCATTTGGAAACAAAGTGTGCTGAAAGATTTCCAGCATTCGCAATACGTCAAACTTGAAAATGGATATTCTGCGCATGTCTATGATATGGAAGTGATTATCGCCATAGCACTTCAAATGGATACATACCAAGCCTTGTTGTTCAGACAATGGCTTATCAGTAAGGTTGTTAACCGCAAGGATTGCCAAGCAGAGCAAGTAAAACACGAGTATCCGATGATTATTGTGATGAACGGAACGATGCCAAGAGGTGCAAGTTAGAATTTCTCATCTTTTTAATAAGATTCCTACACCTTTATAATATAATAGCGTACAGGAGAAACGATTTTTGTCGTTGTACCGCACCGCCACAGGAGCAAGATACTGCTGAAAAACACGAAACAAAGAATATAGAAACAGAACAAAGCATAGTTGGAAAACAAGCACGCTCCGTCTGTCGGTTATGACACCTAATTATATATAGGGGTATCTTGATGTTTTTATCATAATAAGATACCCCTGTTTTTTATATGAAATCTCAAATTTGTAAACATAACCCCATCATAAAAAATGAATAGCAAGTATTCCTGCTGAGTTATCAAATCAGGGCCATTGTTGTTGATGACGACTCTACCATCAGCTCATATATACCTTTCCGACACAAGCATATATTGTTTTCATTTGTTCCCCGAGTGTATACAGTTTCAAACCATGATTTACATTCTAACATAAGAAACTGAAGCCGTGACCATTTGTGTATTTTTGCCAAACTAACTCCAGTACATACAACAGATGTAAAAGATTTCTGCAAAATCGACCGAAATCATAAGAAAAAAACACCAAACCAGCAAATTTCTTAAAGATTATATCTGTTTATTAAGATTATTTTTGTATATTTGCAGCATTATTTTGGTGGTAAAGCCTGTTGGCCTGCCACGTGACAATAGGACTTTACGGAGCAAGCCTATATCACAATTCTTCTCCGTAGTAGCAGTCCGTTCTCTCTCACTGGTCTCTCCCTGCGCGGCAGAGGCATACGTTTTTATATTTTTCAAACACTCCAAATTGACAGCGCATGAGAAAGTTTACTTCTTTGTTACTGTTAGGCTTCGCTATCGGCAGTTTCGCGCAAACGCCCGGAAGAGCCGTGCAGGTGAAGAAGGACGGTGTTGTGACAAGTGCATCCAAGGGAAACTCTGCCAAGGACGAGAATGTGATGATAGTCAGCGGAAGAAACGTGTATGACGCTTTCGGACGTGTGGCAAAGGCTTTCTATCCTACAACGGAAGGAACTGGATCGAAATCAACGTTCAGCAAGTCATTTGACAATGTATCTCCAACGGTTACTGTTTATGACGTGCTCGACCGTGCTACCTCAGTGATATTGCCGGACAACTCTACGACAACTACGGCATATACTGTTGACAACGGCAGTCATGCACTTGTTACAACCGTAACAGACGCACTCCATAATGTGCAGGCTACCCATACCAATGGCAGCGGCAAGACTGTCAAGTCCATCCAGCACAGCGGTCCGGACGGTGAGATTACCACCACATTCGAGTATGACGGCATCCAGCGGCTTGTAAGGGTTACTGACACCGAGGGCAACGTGACCACATCCGTTTACGACATGGGCGACCGCCGCACGGAGGTCAGCCACCCGGCAAGCGGCATCACCTCGTTCACTTACGACCCGCTCGGCAACGTGCTCACCAAGCAGACGGCGAACATGGCGGAGGAAGGCAAGATGATCACCTATACCTACGACTATCACCGTCTGACGGGTATCAGTTATCCCGACCATCCGGAAAACAACGTCAAATATTACTATGGCGGACGCAACGCCTCCCACAACCGTATCGGCCGACTGATGATGCGTGAGGACGGAACGGGTGCCATCGAATACTTCTACGGCAAGATGGGTGAGGTGACAAAGACACGCCGCACACTTATCGTACCTAACCAGGCGATTGCCACCTACGTTACCCAATGGACTTACGACAGCCACAACCGCCTCCTGGAGATGATCTATCCCGACGAGGAAAAAGTGACTTACTCCTACAACCTTGGTGGCCTGCTTGAGAAAGTCCGTGGTGAGAAGTCATACGGCTATGACTACATCACCAAGCTGGGCTATGACAAGTTCGAGCAGCGCAGCTACCTGAAGTATTGCAACGGTGCGGAGACGTTCTACACTTACGACGACCGCCGTCGCCTGAGCAACCTCGCGGTGAACAGCGGCAACAAGACCATCATGGACAACGACTATACCTTTGATGCTGTCAGCAATGTCCTTTCGGTGGCTAACAATGCCTCGCTTCCTGCCAGCGGCAATGCCGGCGGCCGGATGTCGCATGCCTATACCTACGACGGACTGTACCGTCTCGTTTCCGCTACGGGTACTTATACAGGAGCCGACAGCAAGTCTGCGTCCTACACCCTTGCCATGGGCTACGACAATATGCACCGCATCAAATCGAAGAGCCAGCATCTGACTCAGGACAACGTGCAGTTCAACGGCACGCTCAATGTAGGCTATGACCTGTCATACACATACGGTACTGAAGCCGGTAAGAAATTCCAACTTGCAAGTGTTAAAGATGTGAATTATCGCACGGAAGAGACTCCGGGAGACAATAATATCGAAAACAATCACGTATATTTGTATGACAAGAACGGAAATCTTGTATATGTGAACACCGGACGTATGATGAAGGATGGACATAATGAAGTCGGCACAAGAGAGCGCAAGCTCATCTGGGACGAGGAGAACCGTCTGCTCGCGGTGGACGACAACGGCTTCGTGTCCAACTACTGGTATGATGCCGACGGTGAGCGCACGGTCAAGACTTCCGGCGAAAGCGACCAGGTGTATGTCAACGGAGTCTTCTCTGGCGGCTCCACCAATACCGCGAAGTTCTCGCTCTATGTCAGCCCGTATCTCGTGGCCAACCAAGGCGGCCGTTACACCAAACATATCTACGCAGGCAGCCAGCGCATCGTGTCAAAGGTCGGCGATTTCGCCTCCTACGGCTCTGACCCGCGCCGCATTGAGTATGCAGGTGCCAACACTGACGGTCTTTCTGTCAACTATAAGGCTAAGTATGCGGCACAGCAGCAGGTAATCAAGGACAATTACAAGACCTTTGATGTACCTTACAACGGTACCGACAACGACAACTACGCCGACGGAGAGGGATTCTGCTGCAACGACGGCTCTATGGAGGCGGCGGTTGCTCAGGCACGGAAGGCACAGGCACACGCAGTTGCCAAGTCTTTCAAAGACCCTGACAACTACGAGAACCTGCAGTTCTTCTACCATCCTGACCATCTTGGAAGTTCCAGCTTCATCACCAACCTTGAAGGCGAAGTGGTACAGCACATCGAGTATGTGCCGTTCGGAGAGGTTTTCATAGAGGAGCGCAACAGCGTGTGGAACACGCCTTACCTCTTCAATGCGAAAGAGTTTGACGAGGAGACCGGTATGTACTACTATGGTGCGAGGTACTATGAGCCAAGGTTGAGTCTATGGATGTCAACCGACCCAATGGAAGAAAAGTATCCGGATTATTCAACATATATTTATGCGGCACAAAATCCTATTGCATATTCAGATCCTACCGGTATGGAGATTAGGGGTGTAACTAAAAGTGACGCTGAAGAATTCAAAAGCGATGTTCATTTAATTTTAGGAGATTCGAAGTTTGATAATTTACGTTCTTTGATTTCATTGAAAGGTAAAAAGTTCCAACAAATTCCTGACGCAGCACTGGCAGACGCTCTTGATGGTGTAACTTGCTCAGAAGATGAAATGGCATATATTAGCTTACTCGTCAATACCATTAATTCTAAAGAAGTTCATTCAATAGAATATTTGAAGGATGGAGAAGAAGTTTCATCAAGCGGGTACTCAGATATTAATAAGTATCTGAACAGTATTGACCCTGATAGTAAAATTGGAGATGCATTCAGAAAACGAGAAGAACGTTCTGATGGGTCTACACGCTACTATTACGATGATGCCACCATTCAAACTCTTGGAGGGGAAGGATTCAATGTCCCAACATCTAAAGGATCGCATTCTTTTATTAGGGGTGTCCAAGATAAGCTTAAGGCCGTAACATCTGCACATGAATTATTGGGTCATGGACTACCATCTGCAAGAAAAGAAAGTCCTGTACATAATAATACAAACGCAATTAGAACGGACAATCTTGTAAGGAGATTGCTCAGACTCCCCCAAAGAGATGGATCAGACCATGCCGGAGGAAAAGATATTGTAAGTCCTTATAGTTTGCCTTATACTAAATAACAACAAGCATTCGCTAAACTTGGTATATGTAGAACCATATACCAAGTTTAGCAATACTATATATTAAAGCAATAGGAATATGAGAGAAATTTTGTTTTTTTATATTATGTTCATCGTGGTCGGAAACAGCAAGGTTTTTGCTGAGCCTAATACGGTACAGGGAAACAGAGAATTAGTATCTGCTATTCTCAATAAAATGCCAGAATCTACAACTAACGAGTCGAAAATTGTTTTTGGTATTAAAGAACAATTTTATTTGATAGTTGTCAACGATACCATAGGTACTGAATATTTTGTGACGATTGATACACAAAATAAGAATTTTGAACTGATTCCCGTCAAGTTTAATGATAATGGCAACAGTAGAGGGTCGGTTGCTAAATACTTTGCCAATATTCAATATTTGGACGAACCAAATCAGGGAAAAATTGGAAGCAAATTTCAAGCTGGGTATCCCGCATATTTTGCTTTTATAAACGGGAATTGTATTATTAAGGATATGATATTTGACTCAATATCTATACCAAGTCCCTTACCGATTGATTTGTTGGTGTTTCTTAATGAAGAAATTATACGAGAAATTAGATTATGGTATCGACAACTATAATGTACACCCTTGCCATGGGCTACGACAATATGCACCGCATCAAATCGAAGAGCCAGCATCTGACTCAGGACAACGTGCAGTTCAACGGCACATTGAATGCTGGCTATGATTTGTCGTACACCTATGGAACTGATACAGGAAAGAAGTTCCAACTCGCCAATGTGAAGGATGTTAACTACCGCACGGAGGAGACGCCTTCAGAAAGCGAGAATGTGAACAACAATCATGCTTATGAGTATGATGCCAACGGTAATCTTGTTTATGTCAACACAAGCCGTACAAAGAAGGACGGTGTGGCTGACGAGAAGACCGCAGAGCGCAAGCTTAAATGGGATGAGGAGAACCGTCTCCTTGCTTCTGATGACAATGGCTTTGTGACTAACTACTGGTATGATGCTGATGGTGAGCGCACGGTGAAGACATCGGGCGAGAGTGACCAGGTGTATGTAAACTCCGAGTTTGCTGGAGGTCGCACGAACACCGCCAAGTTCTCATTGTATGTATCTCCTTACCTCGTTGCCAACCAAGGCGGACGCTATACCAAGCACATCTATATTGGTAGTCAGCGTGTAGTCAGCAAGATTGGTGACTTCGACTCTTACGGTTCTGACCCACGCCGCATCCAGTATGCAGGTAGCGAGACTGATGGACTTTCTGTTGACTATAAGCAAAAATATGTCCAGCAGTTGCAGGTTATCAAGGATAATTATGCAACCTTTGCAGTGCCGTACAACGGCGAGGACAACAACGACTATGTCGATGGCAAGGGCTTCTGCTGCAATGACGGTAGCTTGGAAGCTGCGCAGGCACGTGTTATGGCAAGGGCAATGAAGAACAATTTCCAAGAAGGCGACTCATACGAGAAGATGCAGTTCTACTACCACCCTGACCATTTGGGTAGCAGTAGTTACATCACCAACCTTGACGGTGAGGTGGTGCAGCATATCGAGTATGTTCCTTTCGGTGAGGTGTTCATTGAGGAGCGCAATAATATTTGGAATACGCCTTATCTTTTCAATGCGAAGGAATTCGATGAGGAGACGGGATTGTATTACTATGGAGCAAGGTACTATGACCCGAGGGTGAGTTTGTGGATTAGTACGGATATATTGGAAGAGAAGAATTATGGAAATTCAAGTTATGCGTATACCTATAATCCAATTACTTTTATTGATCCTATTGGCACAGACACAATAAATATATCCTATGTTAATAAAAAATGGAAGATAGATGCGCCCATAATAGCTGATGGAAATGACGTCTTTAATGTCGCAAATGGAGATAAAAAAGAAACCTATGAATTTTCACAAGGAGAGCATGGGAAGCGAGTGAATTTGTTAAACTTGGAAATAGGTGAAACAAAAGACAGTTATACACTAGGAGTGTATCATATATCTGGAGAAGCAGATAATGGCACAGGGTTCTATGTTGCTCCAGGAGGAGAGCCAAGTACAAAGAACGGAAGTGGTCGAAGGATTCCTGATGGAACATATCCAATAATTAATCCGACGGCTGGATCACAATGGATAAAACCTGGAGTTGGAGGAAACGTAAGTAAGCGAGGAATCAGATTCCACTATGGAGGAACAAATCCAAGATCTTGGACAGAAGGATGCTTTGTTTTATCCTCTGGGTATTCTGTTAATGGAAATACGATCCATTATAATGCTGATGAATCAAAAACGGCATCAAGAAACTTTGACAATGCTTTGGGAGCCATAGGACATTTTTCGTATCGACCTAAAAGTAGGACCTATAATAGAGAAGGGGCAACTTTTAATGCTCCAATTAAACATACCCTAATTCTTAAATCAAGGAAAAAGTAATAATGTTATGTAAGTCTGTGTTATTGAAGATTTTCAATAACACAGACCTTTAATTAACTTTTGAACACTCTAAAAATGAAGAAGTCCTTATCTTTGATATTGTATGTATTTATGTGCAGCTGTTGTCTTGGCTCTTCGAGAGTCTCATTGAATTATAAAAATGATGAATCAACAGACGCACTAGAAGTAAAGTCGCCAATCTGTAGTCCTCTAAATTCTGAAGATAATGAACTAACAGATTCTATAACAACTAATTTTTCTCAGAGCAATGTAACATATTATGGTATCCGGATTTGGCCCCAAGACGAAGAATACTACCAGAAAAGTGTAGAAAACAGGTTGTATCTTGTGTTAGGGATTAATGATACGTTGGTAGTTATATCCGATAACCCAATATTTTTTGGGGCGAATATATTATCAATAAGATCAAAAAGTAGAGCAAGGAAGGTATATTCAAGGTACAATCTTAATTTTGACAATGATCTTCCAATAAGATTTTATGCCACATCTTCATCAGATACTCTTATTTATGAAAAAATACCAATAAAATCTGCTCCGTATCAATTGTCCAAGGGTATATTGAAGACAAATAGGTTAATTGGTCTCCCCATATATGTGGGTATGCCTATCAAAGTGCTAAATAGAAAAGTGGGGATAGAGGGAATAATCCCACTTGAAACCTTAACAGAGTATAAGGTAATGTGCGTCATACATCCAGAAGCGGTTCGCTCTCTTTGGGTAGATAAACAATATATCCAATCATTGAAGCAGTTAAGTCACTGTGATATAACAATGATCATATTAAAATTAAAAGATAACAAGATTGATACCATTGAGTTTACCAATTTTGGGAAATATAAAATGACGGATGGAATGAGCGTAACATCATATTTAAAATTTAGATAATGCGGTAATGGCCAAAAGACGTAAAGAAATTCCAGTAAGCGAAAGAACTGTTATTTTGAAAGGATTACGAAAATGAAAAAAACATTACCCGTTGGCGGAATTAAATATGGAATAAGATGGGTAATGCTTCAAATCGGGAGTTGTTGTAATAATCATCTGATTATCAATGTGATTTTTAAAAGATTAGGCGTAAAGGCAGGGAAAGATTCTCTGCCTTTTGCTATATTTGTAACCCAAAACAAAGAAAATGAATATACGAGAACGCTTCGGCACTTTATGCTCCAGATTGGGAGTCGAGCTTCAATGTCCACATTGCTACTCAAACAATATTATCAAAAGTGGTAAAAGTAGTACAGGTAAACAACGCTACCGATGCAAACATTGCCAGAAGCGTTTTATTACTGACTACACATACAAAGCCTATCTTCCTAACTCTGACACCAAAATCACTCAACTGACCAAAGAGGGATTGGGTATTCGCAGTACGGCACGAATATTGGGAATTTCATTACCACCTTGCTTAAGAAGATTTTGCAGATAGTAAGCAATATCAAGCAGCCACCTACCTCTGTAGGCAAGACCTACGAAGTGGATGAGATGCGCATTTTTATCGGTAAAAAAATCATCCGCGCTGGTTAGTGTACGCCTTGGATAGAGAAACTCGCAAGGTTGTGGCTTTTAAAGTGGGCAGACGTACCAACCGTACTCTGTCTGTTGTGCTTCAAAGTCTTTTTCTGTCCAAAGCCAAAATGATTTACACCGATAAACTGAAAAAATACAGTTATCTCATCAGCTGAAAAATACACCGTACCGTTTTCCGTTCTACCAACCATATCGAGTGGCACAATCTTACACTTCGTATCCACCTGAAACGACTGAACCGAAAACGATTTGTTACAGCCGCAGTTTATCAGTGCTAACAGCTATCATAAGGATTTACCTGTGGGTATAGCTACGGTCCGTAATCATAACACCGCAACCACAATACCCAATCCGTGTTTGCACTACTTGTCTGGAATGAGATGGGACAAGGCAGGGGTGTTTTTTATCCTTTGAATCTCCGAATCAACCAGCGTCAGTATCTCTTGTTTTACCTTACGATAGTTGGCTTCGATAGTCTCTTTGAGATTATCGGAGCCATCTTCGTTTTTGAATTCCACTATCACTGGGATAGGCTGGTATGCTTTCATTTCTGCCGACACCTTGACGCTATCCACCACTATCTCCGCATGGAAAATCTTTTGGTCGATGCGTTCGTCGAAGTTATCGGACACCGCACCCACGAATATACCTTGTGTGAGGTTGGAAATCTTGCTTGCCGGGATAAGGCTATCCATTTGCGTGGAAATGGAGGTGGATTTGTCGTTGCGGTTGATGGTCATGGACTGCCGTTGCTGTAGCACCTTTCCGAAGCGTTCGCTAAGTGTCTTGGCAGTTTCGCCCACAACTTGACCGCTAAACACATTGCCTACAGTGTTCTGGATTACCTTGCTCTCCTTGTCGCCATAGTCACGGGTAAGCTGCGAAAAGTCCTGAAAACCCAAGCACACGGCGACCTTGTTGCTTCGGGCTGTGGCGATAAGGTTATCCAACCCACGAAAGTAGATAGTCGGCAACTCGTCGATTATCACAGACGATTTGAGCTGCTTCTTCTTATTGATGAGCTTCACGATACGGCTATTATACAGACCAAGTGCTGCCGAATAGATATTCTGGCGGTCGGGATTGTTACCTACAACCAGCACTTTCGGCTCCTTGGGATTATTGATGTCAAGCGAAAAATCATCGCCCGTCATCACCCAATAAAGGGCTGGTGAAATCATTCGTGAAAGCGGTATCTTGGCACTGGCTATCTGTCCCTGCAACTGATCCTGCGCTCCTCCCCCCCAAGCGTCCATAAAGGGAGAAAGATAGTTGGCAAGTTCATCGTAAGAAGTGAGTATCGGGAATATCTGTGCGTAAGGACGGTTCAGAAACTCGATAGCATGGGGAAAGGTGCAGTACTTTCCTTTCTCATATATCTTCAGAAACCAAATGATGGCAGCCAGCAAGATAATCGGCGACTCCACAAAGAAGTCTCCCTGCTTCTGAATCCACGAACGGTTAAGGTTGAGCATAATAGTATAGGCACTCTCGTAGGCATCCGATATATCCGTCATAAAGGCGGGATTGATAGGATTGCACCGATGCGACTTTCTCGGATCATCGAAGTTGATGACATAAAACTGAGGTTTTACATTGTAGGCATCCAAGTGATGAAGCAGGTGATTGTAGGCTATCTCTGACAAATCGGGGAACTTATAGTCGTAGATATACATGGCAAAGCCTTTCTCAATCTGCTGCTTGATATAGTTGTTCACAATGGCGTAAGACTTACCCGAACCCGGCGTGCCGAGCACCATCGAGGCACGGAAGGGATTGACCACGTTAATCCAACCTTTGTTCCACTTCTTCTTATAGTAAAAACGTGTGGGCAGATTGACGGAATACTCGTTCTCCATGAGTTTGGTCTCCTGCATGAAACTCTCGTTCTCATTATTGAAGACATCCTCCATGAGGTTGTGTTTCAAGAGACGGCTCATCCAGAGTCCGCCCATCAACAGGCAGATATAACCCGCTGTCATTGTAAAGATGTACAGCGTGGCATTGCCCAAATGAGATATAGGCAACAATAATATCCACCAGTTGAGGAAGAACAGACAGGAACCAACGGCAAGAACCGTCCAAATCCTGTTCCAACTCATCTTTTCCGCTTTTACGCCCTTGGTTCCCAGACATGAGAGCGCCAGGAGCAGAAGCGAAAACAGCTTGGTATAGAGAATGGAATGAAACAAACCACCTGTACGGTTGAAGTTGATCAGGATTTTGTCAACCACCCCGATTGTCACTCCCCACATACGCATTGCCTCGTAGCAATACCAATATACATTCATAATTGCGAGTATTATACTCACAGCACGGAGAAAATCCATGATTTTTCCCAATGCTCTCAAATCGTCTTCTTGTGCCATTGTTTTTCTGTTTTGAAGTTATACCTTGATAATACGATTAAAGGTTTCTCCCTTTTCGCTTCTTTTTCTTTCTGCGTAACTCTCTATCGAATGCTGCTTCCTGTGCCTCGTTGGAAGAACCATTCCCTGCCATAAGTCCAAGACCGCTGCCGTACTCATCGAACAAGCCAGAACCTTGAAGTTCCTGCTCCAAGCCAGAGTCTTCTTCTTTTGGAATGGTAAGCGGTATTGGCTGCTCATTCTCGTAAGGTAAGGAGAAGTGCTCCTGCAGGGCATTGGCAGAAAGATTCGTTCCAAGCCTTGAACCATTGAACACGCTTTGGGTGCGGTGGTCAATGAATGTTGCTCCGTAGATACGGCCGTCAGCTGTATGGCGGAAAACGACATCAATGCCCTTTGCTTTCAGCAGTTCAACGAACTTATCCTTATGATAGGTCTGCTTCAAGACAGCTTCCACGCTATGTTTGGTCATCTCGGAGAGTTTCTTGTCCTCCTTGAACTTCTTGGCAGAATAAGCGAACCGCTTTTCTATCGCCTCCACACCGACAGACCTGTCAATCTTTGAAGCCTTGAAAGGATTTCCCACCTTGTTGCCCTGTCCGTCCGTGGCAGAATAGACGAAACCATGATACTCACGACCGCCAACCTCGCCTCTGACTTCCTCCAAGGATATATTATATAAGGAAAGAAGTGTACGGTATTCGCCTAAGGACTGGAACCTGTAGGTAGCACAGAGAGATTTTACGGTGTTGGCAACCTGCTTCTTCACATTGCCTTGGCTTGCATCCACCTTACGAAGTGGATTGTCTGCCTGGCGTTGCTTGCGGTCCGCCTTGTGGAGATTGTACTTCTCCTCCAAGTCACGAGTGATAGCCTTGCTCCTATGGTAGTTGTATCGGCTATTCAAACACTTGCCGTTTTCATCCACTCGGATGGTCACGATGTGCATGTGGTGACGATCAATGTCCTCATGCTTGTAGACCATATATGGCTGGTTGCCATATCCCATGCGCTCCAAGTATTCACGGGCGATGTTCTCCATGTCCATATCCGTCAGCACATCATCGGGATGCGGATTCAAGGATATATGCACGACAGGCTTCTCTGTTCTGATGTGCGGAGAAAGGTATCGCTGGAAATCACGCAAGGTATTGGCGATGCTCGTCTTTCCCGAACAATCATCGAAGATCTTGTTCGTAGCCAAGAGCTTTCCCTCTTCCTTGTTAATCTTCTCACCATTGTATGCCAGTGCACCATACAATGAACTTCCGAAACTTATCTTTGCGACCATCTTTCCTCAAACTTACGGGTTAGTTCAACAATCTCACGGGTAAGAGAGACCAGTTCCCTGGTGCAGTTCTCCAGCTTATAGAGCAAAGCCATCGCCTTTTTCTCTGAGAAATGACAACGGAGCTCCTTGACAACCTGGTTGTAGTTGTTGCCAATCATTCGGTACTGCGAGTGAAAAGAAGAAAGCTTGGTGTAGTATTCCACCAGTGTCTTGTCCTCGCGCAGCACCTTGAACGGCTCGCCGAAGATGCGTGCCTTGGCAAAGACAGCCTTTGCCTTCACATCAGTCTGCTCATACATGACGAGGAATTTCATCCACTCGTCATCGTCGAACCGAAGCATCACATGGTGCGACTTCGGGTTCAGCTTGGGGATTCGTCCCCCTCGTTTTCTTTCTGTGTTCATATTAAAATGGATTAAGTGGTACATGCGGCAATGATGGAATTGCACAAACTATCGTCAGATTGGAACATGGGGAGCCCGACTTCGGAGAGACTACCAACCCGGCAGGGCAAGGTCTTTGGAGAGTAACTCCAAAGGTTTTGAGTAACTCAAAACATACCTTGCTATGTCTTTGAGGACATAAAAATCCGCTTAGGGTGGATTGAAGTTAGCCTTCGTAAGAAGCTGTCCCATCCCGAATGGAAGCTGTTCGGGAAATCCTGTCCTTTGCGGAGCATCAAGCCTTGTTCTTGTCGGAACGATATGGATGCGCTATCCATTGCTTTGCCTTTCGGGTGCAAAATTACGGCTAAAAATGCTCCCTTGTAACAATGCTACCCCAGACAACCACTGCAACTATCGGCAACATGCTGCCACAGGATTTGAAAACCATTGTTTTTCGGAAATTTCGTTGTTATTTTGCAGCCAAACATTGAACCAATGATTTGAAAATATGATGAAACAAGCATTTGCAGCAACGAATAAGTCTGTCACTATTGCAGCGTCTCTTTGCATCCATGATGCTCCACTGACGTACAGACTTACTGATTCACTGTCGTACTGTCGTATGGAAATGATGAAGCATTGCAACAGTTCAAGGTCTCCATAATGGAGCAATGACCGATAGACCTGGACATCAAAGTGTTCATATCTTTGAATTGGCAGGAAATCATAGAAACGAGTAATCAACAATTTAAAAAGTTAACGATATGAGTAAGACAAGATTTGTTGCGTTCGCAACACAGAAAGGCGGAATAGGAAAGTCCACCATCACGGCTCTTGTAGCCAACTACTTTCACAATGTCAAGGGTTACAATGTGGCGGTCATAGACTGTGACGAGCCACAATACAACCTTGCAGACCTGCGAGACGAGGAACTGGAACTCATCAAAAGCAGCGACTATTTCAAGGCGCAAGCCTGTGAGCATTTCAAAAAGCTGGGTAAGAAGTCCTTCAGCGTAACGAGAAGCAATGCTGTCAATGCGCTTGACGACGCAGAGACAGTGTTGAATGAAACAGAGGTTAAACTTGACTTCATCTTCTTTGACATGCCTGGGACTATCAAAAGTGAGGGCGTCATGAAGACCTTGTCTCAGATGGATTACATCTTTGTACCCGTCAGCGCAGACCGCTTTGTTGTAGAAAGCGCAATGAGCTTCATGCAGTTGTTCCACGACAACTTTTTGACACAGGGTTGGTCGGTCACCAAGAAACTTGCTTTCTTTTGGACAATGGTTGATAAACGAGAACGCACGAGTTTGTATGATGTATATGAAGGTATGTTCAAGTCTCTCGACTATTCGGTTCTCAACACACGACTGCCAGACAGCAAACGTTTCAGAAGAGAGCTGTCGGAGAACAGAAAGGCAGTGTTCCGTTCCACCATCTTTCCATCAGACCCAAACCTGTTGCGAGGGAGTGACATCAAGGAGTTGTCCGACGAGATTTGTGAAATCATAAAGACATGAGCCTGTGGTAAGCAGAAAAATCAACACTGACGCAATAGATGAAAATCTGCTCATTGCCTCTATTGGCAAGAGTAAGATTGGCACGACAACGGCATCCATTCTTGACGGAGCTTCCCAATCCCAAGTGAAAGATACCGAAGAGAAAGAAGAGGTTGGCTGGCAGTCCCAATGCTCGCAGACCGATAAGTCGGCAATTTCACGCAAGCCTCCCAAGGCTTCTTCGGAAAGTTACGATTCGGCATTCTTCAAGCGAAACGAGATAAAGACTCGTCAATGCGTTTATATCAGCCGTGAGATACACAGGAGAATTTCAAGAATAGTCAGTGTGCTCGCAAAGCATGAGTTGACAGTCGGTGGTTACATCGACCTTATTCTTGAGAGACATCTTGAAGAGAACCAGGAAGAAATCAACGGCTTGCTGAGAAAAGAGATTGACGATTGGAATGTGTAACAAAAAGGAACAAGCATGACAATGGAAACTATATTCTTGATAGTCTTGGCTGCATTCAATGTTTGGACTATCTATTTTTACAACAAGTTGCTTCTTGAAGTTGCGAACGACAAGGAAAAGGAGAAAAAACCGCCTATCGACCCGATGGCACTTGTAGGCAAAAGTCTTTTCAAAGTGTCCCAATTGCGGAAGAAAGAAGAAACGGAACAAAAACAAACAGAATCCATGTCCGTATCGGATAATGACGTGACATTTGACGATTCTCCAAAGAGTACGGCACGGATTTCTGACGAACAGCTTGATGACGTGTTTACGAATGTTCGCATAGAAGATATTGGTGTGAAATATTCTGACAATAAAAAAGATGCCGATGTGCCACAAGCCAAAGGGTCAAGTTTTGAGGACATTGACGCAGCTGTGAATACCGTCAAGGCACCGAAAGCAACGGACAAGGAGAAAAGACATGCAGGCAAGGTTTTCCATGAGATGGATGGCAACCAATTCTATGAGAAATTCATGGAGAACAGCGAGGAGTGCAAGAAGAACATCCATGATTACGTCACCTTCTACTTGCAAACTCACAAGATTGTAGAGATTTCCAAGCCAAAGAAAGAGTTTAAGGTGCCAGACAGTATAGAGGACTTCAATATCCTCGACTTTGTATAACAATTTTTAATAAGGAGAATTATGGAAAGAACAGAAGAGAACAATGCAACAAAGGATAGATTTGCACATGTGGGCAAAACATTCTCGGAAATGGACAGCGAAAAGCTACAAGCTGAAATCGCAGAACGCTCAAAGATTATTAAACGCAAAATAGATGCGTTGATGGAATTGCATATGTCAGGTATCTGACAAAAACTGTTGAGGTTGGATTTTCAATAGTCAACAAGTATTTCAATAGCAGAGAATTTGTATAACAATTAAAAAATGATTATGGCAGACAAAACAAAAAACTGTGGTAAAGGACAACTCACTTCGACAGATGCCAAGGAGTTGTATGAGGCTTTCATGAGAAATTATGAAGAGACAATGGAGGAAGTTGGTAAACAGATTGACGCTTGTCTTGAAGAGACATTTCAAGACCGTACATCGTCAACTATTTCCGACAAGGAGGAGTGTTTTGATGAAGATGCAGCATATGAGAATTATGATGTGGGTGAATTTGAGCCAATCGACAGAATGGAGAAAGAGCGTGCTGAGCAGTATGTCGGTAAGTTCATGGCAAATGCAGGTTTTACCGCAAGATATGGCAGACATGTTGGCATCAGCGAGGACATTCATGAGCGTGTGACTAAATTTGTCAGTATCGTAGGCAAGGGAAAGATTTCCATTGCAAGTTATGTGGATAACATCATCAACGAACACTTCAATGCCTATGCAGCCGAAATCAAGGCTGCATTCGATGAAGGTCTCAAGTCGTATCGCCTCTGACAATAAATTAAGAGTACGCCAATGAAAAAGAAAGACTACGGCTAAAATCTCAGCTTGCCACTGAATCCACAGGACGGCATCATGCCGCATTAGTAAGCAAAAGTGTCAATCGCCAGATGGGACTATCTCCCAAGGAACAGAAAAAAACGATTTATGAATAAAGGACAGTCCTTTTGATTTGGGCTGTCCTTTGTTATTCTGCAAGCATCGCAGATAAGGAAAAAACGGTTCTTTGCCACTTTCTTTCCGCTCCTCGGCTCATGAAGAAAGTGGCGGAACGAATTTTCATCGCTCCGCCGATATGGTTTTTATGTTGTTGCAACCATTCGTTGCTCTATAAGTCTTGCATTGCTGTTCACCAAGTTGATGATGTCGGCATGGTGCTCGGTGTCCTTGTTCTGTAGTCCGTGGCATTGTACGACTTTCATCTGTTCGAGTGAAAATTCCACGGTCTCAACCCTTTGTTCGGCTATTCTTGCAGAGAAGATGATGCAGTCGGGATTGAGTGAGTAGTTTGTACCGCAGCCTACGCAATGGTGCATCGCCTTACCCTCAAGAACGTGCTCCCTGACACTTTCAAGCATTCTCACCACGATATTGCCGTCCGTGAACATCAAACCGAAGAAACGGCTCTTCATTTCCTTGAACTTGTCCTCGTCCTTCAATGCCTTGCGTATCTCCTCCTCGGTGCGCTCCTTTTCTTTCTTGGCTCTGATTTTCTCGGATATACTGTCTTGCTCGGCTTCAAGGTTGTCGGGGCAAATGTAATGTGGACTTCTGATGTCTTTGCCCATTTCTACCAACATACAGATGTAGTCCGCCCATTTGCCGATGTCTGTAATAAGGTAATGGTTGCGGTTGGCTATCTTGTAGGCATTCCAACAAGTTTCCAAGTGCCGTGGGTGGTCTATGAAGTGGCGGACGTGTCCGTAACGACATTGTTTCATCATCGTTTCGATGCGGTGGTCTGTCAGCATCGCCTTGAACAATGTAAGCGGTTCGATGCCGTGAAACGCTCCGTCAAAGCCGTTGCGCCATATCTGAGGAATGACTTTCATATCGGGGCATACCGGAAATGAAGCAATATGCTGATAGGTGGTGTTGTCCCTGCGAAGTTCAATGTCGGAGTCGTAGCAGAACGTGTCCATATAGATACCCATTGTGCGCTTGCGTGCCATAACCTCCACCTTGCCTTTCTCGTTCATCCAATAGCGTGCCACCTCCCAACAATAAATGTCTGCCTTTTGTCCCTTGCGGTAGTATGCTTTCATCTGATATGCTCGCATAAGTTGCAGTCCCTTACGCTCAGTGAGTACGCTGAAATAGGTAGAAGACATTGCCTTCTGTCGCTTGGTGCGCTGCACTTCCAACTTTGCCTTACACTTCGGGCAGACACATTTGTCCGCATCCTCGTCCGTAGTCCAAGTGTGTCCGCAGTCCATGCAAGTGGTCTGTCCGTGCTTCAACTGAAAGGCATAGTGGTCAAGACATTCACGGAATGCCCATTGCATTTGCGCTCCCTTGATAGGTCGTAACCCCTTGTTTGAGGTTACGACTTGCTTCTGATATTTCGTTCTTGGTTTCATAACGTGTCGAATAATGATGGTTGGTGTACTTCTGTTTCCGTTCTCTGTGAGGTGCGCTTGGCGGTATCTCTGTTACGCATCTTGTTCATCTGCTCTTGCTGATATTGGCGGATGGCTTCCTGTCTTGCAAGTGCCTTCTCCTCCTCTGTGAGTTCGATGTGGTGGTTAACAGACACTTGGCAGTTCAATGGTTTTCCTACCTCGATGTCCTTCTCCTCGTAGTAGTGGATGGCTTGCCCATATATCTCGTCATCGCAAAAGCCATTGCAACCGCTCTTCTGTACCCAATTAAGTATGTAGGTGACGCAATCGTCTATGTTCTTGTCGGGGTTGTCATATTTGGCTGCAAAGAGTTCGTCCTCCATAGCACGCTCCTCCAAATAGGCTTGTATGGTTCTCTTGAAATATTCTGTAGTGTTCATGTCTGATGTTGTTAAAGGGGTTGTTACTCGTGATAGATGATGTCGCAGTCCTCAACTTCTGTAGGCAGTCCGAAGAACGGATAATGGCTGAAGTAAGGTTCTGTGCACATGTCCTCGTTGTATCTTGGACTTACTATCTCTATATTGTTCTTGCGCATGGCTTCGTCCACCATACGGATTTCCTCGTCTGTCAGTCCGCTTGCATCGCCATTGATGATGTAGCAAAGTGCCCATGTAGGTATCGCTTCAATGCTTCTGTTCATATCGCTTGCTCATTAAATGGTTTGCTTGATTAGCTCAATCGTATATTTCGGGTTCACCTCGTTGAAGATGAAGTCCACGAAATCACGTCTTGCGTCCTTGTTCAACTCTCTGTAGATGTCCTTGAATGATGTGATGTTACCATTGATGTATGTGTCCACCATATACTCAAAGATGTTGTCCACCTCATAATATCTGCACTGCTGTGATGCAGTCTTTGAATGTCTTTTGGTTCCCATATTCTTGTATGCTTAAAGTGTCAATAACCAAATGAATGTTCCAATCAGTACCACCATAGAAAGAATGGAAATGATGATGCCGAAGATGAACTTCACAATTCCCAATATGACTTCACCGACCATGCAGAGAGCCATATATCCCAACCAAGCCACCAAAGTGATGAGGGTTGAGCCGACTGCGGAGAGTAATCTCCACCAAGTCTGTGTTATGTTGATGTTTGTTGTCATATAGCCTTGAATTAAATTTATTTGCGGTTCCAGGAACTGAAGGGAAGTTCTCGTTTCTTCACCTTTTTGTCGCTCCCTTTTCCGACATTTTTTTTGCGTCTTCCTGTCGCATCGGTCGTTTCGTTTCAGGTGCCTTTCAAGGGCGGCGAGGCTGGAAATACAAGGTTTTTCGGAAAAAGAATGACTAAAAAAGCAAAAAATAGCAGATTTGAACTTTTGTTTTGAGTTTCAAGTGGTTGTGGCAGTCGTTGGCTTTAAGTGACGTTCGTGAGGAAATGCGAAAATGGCGGATTTGAGAAGTAGAAACGCTTTCAAGTCATTACCTCAAAGAAACTCTCTAATAAGCATTTTTAACGGCTTCGGTTTTTACTTCTCAATTCTGCACAGGTTGTGAATTTGCCATGCAACTCTCATGATTTAATTTTGCACAGAACAAAAAGCAAGGAATTATGAGAAGTACATTCAAGACAGTCTTCTATGTAAACGGAAGCAAGGAGAGAAACGGAATTGTCCCTATCATGGGACGTGTGACAATCAACGGAACTATCGCACAGTTCAGTTGCAAGCTGAGCGTGACCAAGGCGATATGGGATGCCAAGGGCAACAGAGCCAAAGGCAGAAGCAAGGAAGCCAATGAGGTGAACTTTGCGCTTGATAACATCAAGGCTCAAATCGCTAAGCATTACCAACGGCTTTCCGACCGTGAGGCGTTCGTTACCGCTGAAATGGTGAGAAACGCATATCAAGGCATAGGTACGGAGTATGAGACATTACTCAGAGCTTTTGACAAGGAGAACGCAGCCTTTGCCCAACGCGTGGGAAAAGACCGAGCTGTCCGAACCTACCGCAAGTATCTGACGGTAAGAAAGTACGTTGCCGAGTTCATCAAATTTCAGTACAAGCGCAGCGATATGTCCATGAATGAGCTTACCGAGGAGTTCATCCGTGATTTTTGTCTGTATTTGAAGAATGTCATTGGACTCACGCAATCTACCATTTGGATATACTCCATACCATTGAAGCATATCGTCACGGCAGCACACTACAACGGCAAGATACAGAGAAATCCGTTTGCCATGTACCACGTTGACCCAGACCACAAGGAGCGTGAGTTCTTGACAGAGGAAGAATTGGACATATTTGCAGGAATAGAGTTGGAAAATCCCAACTTTGCTTTTGCGAGAGACTTGTTTATGTTTGGTTGTTGGACAGGTATCTCTTTCGTTGACATCAAGAATCTTACAGAGGACAATGTTGCCATTATAAGTGGGTCTCCATGGATAGTTTCTCAGCGTCAAAAGACAGGCGTACCATTCAAAATTAAACTGATAGATGCAGCCATACAGATAATTGAACGTTACAAGCCATTGAGAAAAGATATGCACTTGTTTAATATTGGCTCACTTGACATGGTAAACAAGCGTATAAAGAAAGTGGCAAAAATGTGTGGCATCAAGAAGCGAATTTCATTTCATGTAAGCCGGCATTCGTTCGCAGTTTTGGCTTTAAACTACGGTATGCCGATAGAGAGTGTAAGCAAGATACTGGGACATACGGACATCGCCACAACACAAATTTACGCAAAGGTGACAAGTACTAAATTGGAGCATGACATATCAGCTTTTGAAAGTCGAATCAAGGGGCATATGCCGACAATGGGGGGAATGGCATGAAAAGGACTGTAATCACCGTGGACGGAAATGGAATGTTATCCATTCCGTCCAACTTGCAAGACTTGTGGATGAGTGAGGGTGAATTGGTTGATATGCTTCATGTCACCGCCATGAAACTCCATGCTGTGATAAGGTCAATATACAAGGATGGTTTATTGACGGTGTCGGAAGTCCAACAGAAACAGGAAACTTCCAATGGCATTTGGCAAACGTTGTATGGCTTTCCGATGATTGTTGCCCTTTGCTTCCGTATAAACTCATACGGGGCAGCTCGGTTTCGTGCCACCATCTTCAAGAGATTGTACGGGGCAAAAGAGAAAAGTAGTGTCATTATCCTACAACTCAATAGAAAAACAACCGCCTTTAGTTGAATGTCCTCTTGCTTGTTTGTTGGCTTGGCGCTGTCGTACTGTCGTGAATAAGTACTGAAGCATAAGCATGACATTCTTACTTGTAGGGGGATGAGTTCTGTTCATAAAAATGACGGACAAAACACCCCTTATTTTTGTTGAATTGTTGAATATGATGAAAGAAGTATTGAACATCAGGCATTTACGGCTCAACATATTCTCAACAAATCTCTCAACAAAAGAAAGATAATGTTGAAAAGAGAAAACCATGAACACCATTCCTTTCTTTCTTTTTTGCCCAGTAATTTGTTGTGTAGAGCTATTTGTTGAGAGTTTGTTGAGGGTATAAGTGGTTGGTTCTCATAAAGATAACACCTATCTTCAACAATTCAACGTTTTACATGCCCTCACTTGGTACGCTGTAAAATGTGCTTGTGGATTAATTGGCAACCGCTCTATTCTCCGAAATGGTTGCAGCAACGTTCCTTGGAGGCTTTGCGCCTCCAGCCACTTGGGCGAACCTCCGCAGTGTTTTAGCATGGCATTAGATTTATGCAGACTATACCGAGGACACACAGCACACTCGGCATAGTTCACAAAGGAAATCAACAACACACAACTGAAACACTTGGCAAGTTTCACACTGAAAATATCACCTTTTCCTTTGCAAACTCCATGTACAAAGTAGCTTGTGTCTGTGACCTTGTTCTTTCAATGTGGCAGCTTTGATGTTTGGCGTAAATTGAGAGAATTAAGGTCTGCAACCTTGGGCATGGAAAGCCGAAAGGCAAATATCTCGTCTTTTGTTCTTAGAGGAGGGAGCGAGGTTATGTTTCGGGAACCCCAAAACTCCTC